GCTTCAATTCGCCTAGATTATTAAAATACATTTGTCTAACTGATACAAATAATTTACTTTGTAAATATTTGGGAAAAGACACAATATGATCACAAATAGATACAATGTTATTATTATAAACGTTACTATAAACTAGTTCGTTATCTCTATAAATATCTAATTTAAATGCTTTCATGACTTTCTTTTTTATTTGGTTAGCAAAATATAATTCCTAATATATACAATACTAATAGTATTACACATGTAGCGCAAAAACTTTTAATAATCTCTTTAAATTCTTTCCGTTCCATATCATTTGCCGTATTTTCTTACACAATAATCAAACGCTTCACCGCTTAAACTATTACTAAAGCCCCTTTTATCAATGTAAAAACATTGAAACAAACTAGTATCTCCGTAATTATTTACAAGGTTATAAAACATTTGTTTTTGCGCTTTCTTTGTTGCAAAACAATATTTTGAAAAGCTTTCTAATACCTTTTTCTTTTCTTCTTCATCTAATTTAAAGTTTATCCACCCTTTTGTGTTATGGTGAAAACGACCGTTTAAAAATTGCTCCATATTCATTTGTCTAGTTTGATTTAACAAACCTATTAAAGTCTTATATTTAATTGCTCTCATAACTCTATGATTTTTAATTATTGTATTATTATAAACGTTCGTAGGCGTTCGAATAGTTCCGCTTAAAATAGTCTCTATCGATCCAAAATGATAAAAACATTTGTCTATCTGATACGTGATAACGTTCTTTCAAATCGACTCTTATACGCTTGCTTTCTTTTGTATATAATTTATTAATTATATACCCGTTTTCAATCGCTTGTTTTAAATTTCTAGGAGTTTTCATAACTTTTTTCGTTTTTATGATAACTTTTCTTTTAACTGGATCAATCGCCAAGCAATAATAGAAAACCAATTATTTTGAAAATCAATTCTTTGTTTTTCCGTTTTACAATATCCCCAAGATTTACCTATATTGATTATAGTATCATTGCAAAAAGCCACACAAAAACAAGTCGGCAAACCTTTGATATATTCCCTAACTCGTTCCTGTAAATTAGGGTATAAACGCTTATAATAGGCGTCGTTATATTCTTTATTAAAACAATCAAAGAAGTAATTAATAGCTTCTTTATCACTCATATTATCTTTTTCATCGTTGTAAATGCAGTCCAAAACGTATGCAAATTGTACGCCTACTTTCTTATAATCTCTTACATTCTTTTTCATAACTTATTTCTCCTATCTCTTTTTGTTTATCCTATTCTTTCAAAACCTATATAATATAATTTATCCCAAAGAATTTCTATATTTGCATCTATAGAAAGATCATCAGCATAATCTATCGAAGTTATCGGAATTATTCCGGTATTACATGCGTTACCGGCTATTAATTCGTTCGTGTCGTCTCTATATTCAATATAAATAACATTTGTATTTCCTTCATTGTCTAAGAATTCACCTAAACAATTAGATATAATGCTATTATTAAACTCTTTTGTAGTCATAACTTACTTTATTTAATTATTATTGATTTGGTAGTATTATAGTCTCAATATTTCCATTATTCGAAAATTATACATTCAACATTACAAGTATGATATAATATCCACGCTATTACGCTACCTATTTTAGACTTACAAAGTAAGTTTACCATTTTATCAGACTTGAAAAAACGGATACTTTTTTCGCTATCGTCTTTAAATTTGATTACTACTTTCATGATTTTATGTTTAAATGATTAATAATATTTGTGCGCACTCATTAATTGCAAATGAAACAAGGCTATATTTTCAGTTCCTTTGTGCGCTATGTACAATTATTGGCGTAAATAAGACGTATAGGCTAAATTATATCCGTTTGCTGTCATTTCTGCAAATCTAAGATCATCACATAACAAGCGGTATTCTTCACGTTCTGCATCGTCCCTACGATCTATAGAGGCAAAAATAATACGTTCGTTGATTTGTCCGCACAATTCTTCTTTCCAATCGCATGCATCAATCAGTGTTTCAACTGACTTTAAAAATAATAATTTACTCATGATTTTATGTTTAAATGATCTATTTTCTTATTCAATATAATGTGAATAATAACGTTTGCAAAAATGTTCATAACTTTCATTTTTACGGCTGTATTTTTTAAAATCTCTTTTTTGACTATTTCTTTGAAAATAGTTAATTAATAACGGTATAATAACCATCAAAAAAAATAAATAATATCATAACTTATTGTTTAAAAAATTATATTTTGCTACTCTGTATTTAACGGGCTTGTAACCGTCTAAATTGTTCCACGTGAAACAAAATAGGCTACATTAACAACCTACCTTACAACACGGTACTATTATTCACGCTAATATTACAGTATAGACGCCTAACCTATATACTTAGTGCTCAAAAGACGATTATTTGCGGTGTAATTTTTGAAAGGTAGTAATGCACATTAGTCCCGCCTACATCTAGGCGGTAAAAAGTCCTCTATTCTTGCACTCCATCGGCTGTTGTGCTTATACGAATAGCCATATATTTAGAGCCTGTATGGACTGTTAAGGCTATTATAACAGGTATTACGCAACTAAGGACACGGCTATGTGACAATTTTGCAACCTGCAACAATAAGAGAATGAACGAAAACCAATTAACCAAATTATAGCTCTACTTCCAATAAATCGAAAACCTGCTGTAACAGGTGTATAATATAAAGAGTTAACCAGTATTGAAGAACGATTAGGGAACTGTTTCCCTTTCTTTGTATTGCAAATATACGCACATTATCGGAATGCGCAAAATATGCACTAATATATTAACCTTTATTAGACTATGCGCACTATATGCATTATTGAATTAACACAAATAAGTACGAAAAAATCGTAGTTAAGTTAATTTCGTGTTAAATGTAAACAATAACGAAAAACGCAATGAAACACGCAAAACACAACGGGGAAAGGGATAAAGGGAAAGGGGGAAAGCAAGCAAGCAAGCAAGCAAGCGAGCGGAAACGGAAAGCACACAGGCAAGCACTATTAACGAATATACTATAATATCGAAGATGTTATAGTATATGAGTAAATAATATATATATATATATATACTACTATATTATATATAATATATAGAGAAAAATACACGTGTAAAAAAAACAGAATAGATAAAATATATCGAAAAGATAAATGTGATAGAAAAAATCTATGAGAAGAAAACAAAAACGAAAAAAGGTTATATCTGAAAATGTGCGGCTTTCTCACACGCCAAACATTTTTGTGTATGCTTGTTTAGTATAGCCTATTTTTGCACATTATAGGGCAAAACCAATGTTTCCAAAACACGAAACGAGTGTTTAAGACGTGTTTTAAAGCTAAATGCGATGTTTTAATACAAAATGTATGTTTATATCGTCTTATTATTGATCTTTTAAAATTAAGCCTAAAAATACGTTCATTCCTGTATTTTGCCCTCTGTTTTCCGGTGGCTTTCCCCGTGCCTACCCACCCCCCCCTGTTTTGAGTCCACGGTTGAGGGCTGCTTTTGCTCGTAAATTTTTCAATTTTCAATTTTTTTTTTACTTTTTTTTCTTATCCTTAATCAGTATAGTAATTTTTATTTTATATATTTGCAGAAATTAAATGAATCGTATATGAAATTTGAAGAAGCTAAGGACTTGCAATGTGCTTGTATTTATAAGCTGACCTATCCTGATGGTAAGTGTTATATTGGACAGACTAAATGTCTTCATGATCGTATGAAGTTGTATGAGTCTCAACTATCTCGTAATTTTGGCGATGCGTCAAAGAACATGTTGGCATTACGTAAATTTGGTATTGATAATGTAGATGTTTCTGTTATTTGCGAGATTTCTTCTTTGTGTAAATCAGACACTCTTCTTTGTCTGTCTATATTGGAGATAAAATATATTCGTGAATTTGATACTTTGCACCCAAATGGTTATAATTCCGGCATAGGAGGTGAAATATTGGGTATTCCTGTGGAAGATATTCAGACTAATGGTACTTCTTGCCAAGTTTTGGTTTATGATAAAGATGGATATTTTCAAAAAAGCTATCATTCAAAGGGTCGTTGTTGTTATGATATTGGTTTATTAGATCACGAATTATCTCGTTATCTTGACAAGTCTAAGATATACAAGGGTAAGTATATTTTCAAGACAGGCAGGTATGGTTATATTCCCGATCGCATAGAGCCTGTTGGTTATAAAGTGATTAATCGCACACGCACTATAGTTCGTAATGAGGTAGTAAGGCGTGTTGTTGAGAAGGAGTATGTATCTCATGTAGTTCCTCATGCATTAAAGTATGATTCACAGGGTAATTTTTGTGGGGAATATGAGAGTAAGCGTCGTGCAGCTTTGTCTTTTAGCCGTAATCATAATATTCCTTATGGGAAATATGTAAACGGCTTTGTTCTATACAAGAAAACATCCGATGATTATCCCATAAAAATAGAACCTTATGAAGATACTGTCGGAAAAGTATTGGGCGATGTTTATAAGCCTATGTGTGAATGTGAGGATAAGCCTATCCAAGACTCTCTCAATTCTAAAAAAGAGGTAAGGGCTTATTTCCCTAATGACTTTAAGATAGGGCAATACGATCTTAATGGGAATTTTATAGCACAGTATGACGGGATAAGAAGTGCTAGTGCTTCAACAGGCGTCCGTTATTCGTGTATATGGCAAAATGTAAAGGGAATTACGAAAAGAGGCGGTGGCTATATTTGGAAGAATTTGGATAATTAAAATAGAAGTTATATTTTTGCATACCTTCTTTCTTTCTTAATCCCCTTCCTGTTTTTTTCGTGTTTTTCAGGTTGGGTATTTTATATTTTTTGGGTGTTATAAAGTAGCATTTAATAGCCATAATTGATTTTGTCTATTTTCTGCTATTTTTTGTTGTGTCTATTGGCTTAATTTATTATTTTTGTGCTTAGCTATAAAACTAAGATTTTACAATTTGTACTTTCCCCGGTCTGTGAAGATAGGGGTTTCTTTTTTTTGATTTAACTATTACTGTATTTTTCCTATTTTAGCCATTAAGACGATAAGTTCTTCATTTTTGGTATAAAAATCGCTATTTACGCCACTTATTAAACCTTATTTGGTGTTTATTTAGTTAAAGTCAGTGTTATATTTTGTATATTTCTTTTTTTTTGCTTGAAATGTGTGTATATTTGTGCCATGTTTAATTAAAAAAGATAGAAATTATGTCTAGTAAGAAGAAAGAAGAGAAGGATTTGTCTTGGTATCAGGACAAGTTGGCGCAATTGGATGAGGAGCTTTATGTTGTTAGGGAGGAATATGAAAAATACCTTGCTAAATGTTATTATCCTGAATTTAAGGATAAGATAGGTCGTTATTATAAATCTAAACGTAATGACTACAGTTCCAGTTCTCATTTTTACGAATATCATGTATTGTTAGATGTTCGTCCGGAAGATTTATATATTAGTTCAGATGGTGAAGTATTGGCAAAATGTAGGACATCTTCTGTTAGTCGTGATGGTAATGGCTGTATTAGGATTAACCTTTCAGAGGAGGCTCATGTTCATTATTTGGGTGAGGAGATAAGTGAGAAGGAATACGAGGGTGCTGTTACTAGTATTTTGTTTAATGCTTTCAATATTTTACCTAGTTTGCAGATTTCTGAATGAGGGTATTGTTCAGACACCCAAATCTACAAGATGCTTGGTAACGGATGGACAATAGATGTTATAAAACATATATTTTCGTTTATAAAAATAAGAAAGATGAAAGAATTGGATAATGTAATAAAGGGTCGTGGTGAGACTAAGGGTTTTACTTTTACTTTGGTGAACAAGTCTCCTTATGCTTATATGTATAGAAGCGTTGACGATTGTGGCGGTAATGTTGTTTATGAAGTTTTCCGTCGTGTTGAGAACAAGATGTTTGATTGTGTGAGTTATCCCAGTAGCAACGGGTTTGGCGATTCGCTGTACATGGGTAAAACGTATAGGTCTGCCGACCTTGCTGTTCGTTGGTTTAACCATTTGACAGAGATGGGGCAAAAAAAACAAGGAATTTCTTTGTAGTATTGAAAATGTTCTCTATATTTGCAGTACTGGTACAGTAGAATTTACTTATAAGTGTTTGACAAAAAATGTAGGGGTGATAGTGATATTACCCCTATATATTATCTCTAATTTTTTATTCATTTAAAGGTGTTTGATTACTTTTTTCTTTCAGTTGAACATGGGGACGGGGATGGCTTAGTGAAGCTGTCCCTTGTTTTTTATATATGCTAAACGTTAATGTAGTGTTAAAGCCTTAATTACATTTGGCGATTGCCAATCGCCAACTTATATTTGCAGAACATTAATTTAAAACCAAAAAATATGGAACGTATTAAAGTAAGTTGTTATGTTGATGCTTCTAATTTGAGAAGCATTTTGAATTTACCGGAATTGAAAGATAATGGTGTGTCCGGTTCTGATTTGGATGGTGTTTCGGAGATTATACTTGACCCTCCAACTCTTCCTCTTGAAGATGATAATCAGAGAACCCAGTTCGTAAACAGTATTTTCGGTGCTGCTATCATGACTATAATTCAATGGAAAAGTCAGCAAAAGGGAAATACTATGAACGTTGAACCTAAAAAAGAGGGAGGACAGGACGATGAAAGTAGATAATAGTATTCGTGTACCGTTTAATGTTGATGTCTTGAAAAAGATTAGGCAATCGCAGCAAAAGAAAATGGCATACTTATAACATCAATAACAAACTGCCTTAAAGGACGGTCTAAGTCTGCCGGAGGTTTTTATTGGAAACTAAAATAAATGTGATATGAGTAAGAAAATAATGTTCAATGATAAATACGGCTTAACTCAAGCCGTATTGTATGGTCGAAAGACTATGACGAGACGTATTTCGGAAGACCAAATACGCAACAGCATCTTTTGTAAGAGTGGTTATGAAAGCATACATGGTATGAAATAAAGCCTAAATACAAGGTTGGTGAAGTCGTTGCCATTGCGCAAAGTTATGAAAGCGTTTATAATGAGAAAGGGCTTGAAACTATGGATATGCTTGTTTCGTGGCTTAAAAACCATAAAGGATGGCAAAATAAGCTTTTTGTCGCGGCAGGTTATATGATTCACCACATCCGCATTACAGACATCAAGATTGAACGCTTACAGGATATATCAGATGAAGATTGCCTAAAAGAAGGAATTTATAGGCTTGATTCTGCAAATGGAAATGGCGGTATTGCCTATTCTTTCGTCGGTGCTTCCGATAAAAAACATATCGGACTATATAATACTCCTCGTGATGCTTTTGAAGTTTTGATAGACAAAGTTTCCGGCAAAGGAGTTTTTCAATCCAATCCTTATGTATTTGTATATGAATTTAAACTAATAGATTAATGAGTAAATTTAAAGATTTAGTAGTCGAAGATTCAATCATACTTTCTGTTAGCGACCCTATTACAATGAACAAAGCTGATAATATTAGTTCTCATGTAAATGTAGGGGTAAATATGAAAGTCTTTTATTATCCTGACTCCTATCCATGTATTGATAAAAAACTAAAGGAGATACTTGATTGTATTGAAGACAATCAAGTGTATGATAACTTAGTAACCATCCGTCATTATGCAGAGATGAACAATCTTGCTAAGGAAACGGTTAGACAGCGAATAAAGAAAGGTCTTATACCTTATGTGTTGATTGATGGTGTTTATTTTGTAAAAATGGAATGATATGAAACCGGAAAATTTAAAGAAGTTGGAAGAAACCATTAATAAAATGGACGAAATGTATGAGAACCAGCTAAAGCCTTATATCTCAATATCACAGCAGGTAGGAGAGGCAGCAAGCTTCTTGGTAGACAGGATGAATGAATTAATAGCAATTTACAATGATGAGGGAGGACAAGTGTAGTATTATGTGCGATGGTATGAATTGTAAAATCAGAGATACTTGTAAAAAATATCAAGAATATCTTGATTACTATATCTTTGACCCTTTAAATGGGGAGGATTATCTTTATTTCGGTTTTTTAGAACCTGCATATAATGGAACTTTTTGTGATAATTATGTAAAAGCGAAGAAATGAAAGCAGAATTATATGATAAAATTAGAACGGCTGAAAAAATAGTGGATCAGACAGATCAAGCCGTTCGTACATTGAAGGATTTGAAGACTTTCCTAGAACTTAGACGTCAAGAATGTCCCGAAGTTATAAAATGCCTGAATACTATGGTGGATTTTAGAATAAAAAAAAGAGATGAATATTATAACAATTTATTATTGCTAAACGATGAGGATTAAGTTTAATAAGAAGGATTTTTTAAACGCAATAAAGACAGGTGGTAGTTTCTCTTCCAAAAGAACGCCATTGCCAATTTTGCAATCTGTTAAAGTTCAAATAGTCGATAATACGTGTTGGTTGTTATCTTACAATGACAAGAATGCGATAAAGACCCATTTCAAGTTGGAAGAGTCTTATAAGAATATCGAGTTTTGCATAGACAATGACGATATTGAGAACTATGTTTCTCTTCTAATGGAGGATTACTTTGATATGGATGTAGATAATGAGAAACTGAATGCTATTGTCTCCACACCAAACAGTAAGATGAACTTTCCTTTACATGATGTAAGGGAATATCCTATATTGGCACAGGAGGTTAATTGCGATACATTTACATTGGATGCTAATTTGCTTGGCTATTGGATTCAGAAAGGTATGCCATTATTGGAATATGATGAATTTCAGCCTAATAACCAGCATCTTCATTTGTTTATAAAAAACAATAAGGTTGATGTATTTGCTTTCAATTTTGATAAGATGTACCATGATAGCTCATATATTGACTACGAGGGAGAACTAAAAGTATCTATAGACATGTCGGCTTTCGCAGCTCTTCGTAAGGCGTTAGCAAACGAACAAAAGGTCACTATAAAAAATGGAGAAAAGAATATCATTGTGATAGGGGAAAATTCAATGTTGCTTATCCGCAAATATGATTTCAAACCATTGGATTTTTATATGTTGCTCAAATATAAGCCATTGTTTGAAGTGGAAATAGACAAAAATATATTTCATTCCATTGTATCAAGAGCAATATATGTACAAGATGATACCAAGACGGGAACAATGACCATTAATTTTGATGGAACTGGAATCACCTTTGTATCGGAGAAAATGGAGTTAAATAAAAAATTAGAGGAAAGAGTTGAAGTTGTAGGAGGAAAAGAATTTAAGCAGACGTTTATCCTGAAAAAGTTACTGTTGGTGTTAAACTCTATATCTTCTGACAAAGTAGTCCTTCGCCCATGCGGACAGAATGCGCTATTTGAGATAGGTAATACTGAATATACAACTGAAAGTGGATATATATCCCCTTGTAGAGATTAAAGATATTGATTCAGAAAGTGAAATGGAAACTAAAATGTTAATTGCAGCTCTTGTCGCAATGAAAATACACAAAAGGTTGGAGGATTAAAAATAAAACTTTATATTTGTAATCCTATCCCTCACTTGGGATTATTACAATCATGAGTAATTGAGTAAGCCGGAAGCCGCCTATTATTCCGGCTTATTTTTCACCTCGTGTTGTTGCAGGTAAAACATATAACATTATAAATAAATTGGATATGAAAAAGAAATTAGTAAAAGTATCAAATTACGCTCATGCAACAGGATTGTCTGCTGTTCATGTATATCGTCTCATTAAACAAGGTAAGATCAAATCAGAAAATATTGATGGAGTTATATTTGTTGTAAAGGAGGATTAGTTATGGCATTGAGGAATAATCCGTATTTACCTCTATATATACAGGATTTTATGACAGATGAAAAACTAGCAGAATGTAGTCCTCATGCAACAGGGGTATATATTCGTATAATGTGTCTACTTCATAAATGCGAAATATATGGAAAGTTTTTGCTTAACCAAAACTACAAGCAAAGTTCTAACCAAATTTTTAATTTTGCTTGTAACTTTGCTAGACATTTGCCGTATACAACAGAAGAAATTGAAAGAGGCTTAATAGAACTTATTAATAATCATGTGTTGTATATTGAAGGTGATTATCTATGTCAAAAAAGAATGGTAAAAGACGGAGAAATAAGTCTAAAAAGGGTTTTGGCAGGTTCTAAGGGTGGAAATCCCAATCTTAAAAAGAGTAAAGTTTGCTTAACCAAATCTCCAAGCAAAAGCTCAAGCAAAAATGAAGCAAAGCTTCAAGCAAACTCTGATAATGAAATTGATAATGATATTAATATTAATGATAATATAGAGAATAAGAAAGAGGGTTTAAGGGAGGAAGAAAAGGAGAAGAAGAAGAAACTAACTTTTTCAGAAGATGTCGAATATCTGTATTCTCTCTATCCATCAAAATGTCCGAAGAGGAATATGGGGACTGGCAAAAGCTCTAATGACAAGAAGAAAATCGAATCCCTACTAAAGACAATGTCAAAAGAGGAATTGGAGTTTACTATAAAATCCTACGTAGAAGAATGTGTAAGAAATGACGTTTTTTTGAAGAATTTTTCTACGCTGCTCAATAACTTGCCGGATATGGGATATTTGAAAGAACAGCCAATCATTAAAGCTCAAACGAGCAAATATAGATAACGTTGATATAATATTAGGATTAATATGGAAAACGAGATATGGAAAGATGTAGTCGGGTATGAGGGTCTATATCAAGTATCTAATTTGGGAAGAGTAAAATCTCTTCCTAAGTTAAAAAAAACTCCTACTACAACATTTATGACTAAAGAGAAGATAAAAACCCCTCATTTATGTAGAGGATACTTTAGAGTTAATTTAATGGGTAAGCTTCACTTTGTTCATGTATTAGTTGCAGAAGCTTTTATAGGAGAAAGAGGCGGAATGACAGTAAACCATAAGGATGAATGTAAAACAAATAATGAGTTAGCAAATTTGGAATATATGTCATTGTCTGATAATATTAGATATGGCACAGGCATTAAAAGAAGTGCTAAGAGCAGGACGGATAATCCTCTTATATGTACACCAGTTAATCAATATACATTAGATGGCATTTTTGTAAAGAGATATATTTCTATTAAAGAAGCTATTCGTGATAATAAATTTAAAAATGAAAACATTTCGATGTGTTGTTTGCATAAACGCAAACAGTCTAATGGCTATATATGGCGTTATGATGGTGATAATGATATTGAATATAAAAAGAAAAATAGCAAGAATAAAACACCTGTTGTTCAACTTGATAAGAATGGAAATTTTATATCCGAATATGAATCCATTAGTGAAGCTTCTAAAAAAATAGGTATATCATCATCCAAAATATGTATGTGTTGTAAAGGGAAAAGAGAATATACTAAAGGGTATAAATTCAAATACAAGAAGGATTATGAATGAACAAGCTATAAGACAATGGTATGGTATTATGAAAGAACCAAACCAGTTAGTTGAAATACGTATTTTGGATGGGAAAAAAACTTATTCCGGGTATTTTAAAGACGTAGAGTCTATTATATCTGCCATTCGCCCATACGAGCATTGTGGAATTTATGCGGTTCTGAATTCAATAGATGAAGCTTGTTATAGTAGAGCGCAAAGAGATAGGTTAGTACTTAATCCCAAATCAACAACAAATGATAATAATATTATCGGGCGTGATATTATTATGATTGATTTTGATCCTAAAAGAGCATCAGATACTAATTCAAGTGACGAAGAGAAGGAGTATGCCAAGCAGGTTGTGAATAAGGTGTACAAGTTTTTAAGGGACATGGGATTTTCTTCACCCATCATCGCTGACAGTTGTAACGGATGGCACGCATATTATCGTATTGCCATGAAAAATTCAGAAGAGAACACTCAGATGATTAAGGATTTTCTGAATGTTCTTAATATGATGTTTGGAGATGATAAGGTTGATATAGACTGTTCTACATATAATGCCAGTAGAATAGCTAAACTGATAGGGACTTCATCTTCCAAAGGAAGTGACACAGCTGAAAGACCTAGACGGGAAAGTATGTTCATTAGAATTCCTGATGAATTCAAAATAACAGAGAATGAGTATATCCAAAAGGTAGCGGATATGCTTCCTAAACCGGAAATACCTAACAGGGCAAACAATTTCTCGTCTGAAAATTTTGATATTGATGAATTTATTGAAAAGCATCATATCAAAGTTCACTCTAAAAATAAAATTAACGGAGTTACAAAATATGTATTGGAGGAATGTGTTTTTGACTCTAACCATAAGCATCCAGATGCCGCAATATTTGTATTAGACAATGGAGCGATAGGTTATAAATGTTTGCACAATTCATGCCAAAAATATACATTTAGAGATTTTAGGCTATTGTTTGAACCTAACGCATACAATAAGTCGTACAACTCAAATCTGTATAGGGATTTCAGGAATCCTCCAATAAGAGAATTTGTCCCCCTTGTAGAGACAAAAGAAAAAGGAGAGAAATGGATAAAAATGTCGCAAGTTGAGAAGTACAAAATTGATCCTAAAAACTTCATACCTAGTGGCATTGAACAACTGGATAAACTTATAATAGGATTCAAGCGAAAACATGTATCTGTATGGTCTGGTTATCGTGGGTCGGCAAAATCAACATTGCTAAACGAATTAATATTAAACTCTGCTAATAGAGGATATAAAACAGCGTTATGGACAGGTGAACTTGATAATACAGAGGTGAAAACATGGCTTTATTTGCAAGCTGCCGGAAAACAGTTTAACAAACCAAGCCAGTTTAATAATTTCTTTTATACACCTGACAATATATCGAAAAAAATAGACGGTTGGATCGACAAGTATTTCAGCTTGTTCAATAATGAATATGGAGATAATTTTAAGCAGATAGAATACGAGGTAAAGAAACTTAAAGAGAATTCTGATATAGATGTGCTTATATTAGATAACCTAATGTGTCTTGACATAGATGATATAGACGGTGATAAGTATGACAAACAAAAGCAACTTATGAAAAAACTTACTAAGTTAGCTAAAGAGTTAGATATACATATTCATTTAGTCGCACATCCCAATAAATCAGGCACTTTTTTAAGACCTAATAATATTAGTGGCTCAGGGCATATCCCAGATTTAGCTCAAAATGTATTCATTATACATCGTATAGGGCAAGATTTTGCTAATGATTCAAAAGAATTTTTATCACCTATAACAAGAAGTGATATAATAAATTCAGGCTGTACTAATATTATAGAAATATGCAAATGCAGGGAAAAGGGCGCAGCTGTAGACCATTTCATAAAACTTTGGTTTGAAAAGGAAAGTAATAGATTAAAAGATAGTATTGCAGAACATATAGTGTACGGTTGGGAAGATCCTCCTAAGACTGTACCTATTTTTGAAGAAAGTCATGAACACATATATAATGGCTATCAACGAGAATATTCCAACAATGATTTACCATTTGAAGAACCTACAGAGGAATTACCATTTTAAAGAATAATATTATTATGAATGAAAAAGCAAAAAAGTATATCGAGGATAATACTTTAGATTTGAATAAAAATGAGAGGATGGACACAACAGGATATGTATCTTTAGCGGTGTCTATTGGCAAAGCGTATGGAGCATTAGCTATAGTGGAAGATGATCTTATAGCAAAGGTCGCAGATGCATGGAATTATATGTCAGAAATGACTAGATTTGATATACCGACAGATGTTATGATTAAGGCAAAAGATTTATTTATTTCTAAATTGTTAGAAGATGAAAAATAAACGTGATGTTGAAAAAGCTATAAAAATTTTGAATAGTTGAAACTAAGTTATATATTTGCAAACATAAAGGGATAGTGCAGGAGAGCTACTGCATGATAAGGTCTTCTTAACGTCGTTCAGCCTTCCCTTTATTTATATTGAACGACAGTATTTATTGATTTTAAAATAAAAAACTATGAACAGCGTTAAAGTTTTAACAAAAGCGGAAGTATTAACGAAAGAGTTTATTCTTTACGGAACAGTAGAAGAACCATTATTTTTGGCAAAGGATGTGGCTGAATGGATTGAATATGATTTATCATCCATTAATAAATTAGTTCAGAATGTAGATGATGAGGAAAAGGTTCGGAGTATTATTCCGACCCTTGGAGGAGAGCAGGAAATGTGGATGTTGACCGAAGATGGCGTATATGAGGTATTAATGCAATCAAGAAAACCTAAAGCAAAACTATTTAAGAAAGAAGTAAAATCTATTTTAAAAAGTATTCGACTAAATGGTGGTTATATTGCCAATCAGGAACAACTTACTCCTGAACAGATTGTAGCTAATGCCTTAATTGTAGCTCAAAATATTATTAATAATCAGAATAGGCAGATTGAAGAGATGTCAGTTAAGATGTCTGAACTTGAAAAGAAGTCTGATTATCTTGATTTGATTCTTGAAAGCAAGGAGACTGTTACCGTAACCCAAATTGCCCAAGATTATGGAATGAGCGCAAAGGCATTTAACAAAATACTGATGAAATTAGGTATTCAACATAAAGTGAACGGACAATGGATTCTTTATGCCAAGTATCTAGGTGAAGGATATGTACACAGTAAAACTGTATCTATTACCCGAAGTAATGGTATGAAAGATACCGTTATGAATACTGAATGGAAACAGAAAGGACGTATTTTCTTATATAATCTTTTAAAGGATAATGGTTATATTCCATTGATAGAACAATGATAGATTTAAAGCAATTTAAAAATAATGCAATCGCAAAAGGTTTGTGTGACAATTACACAAATCTATGGAATGATAATAAAAGCAAAAAGCAATTATTTGAGCTTGCTTGCGATGTAAACTCTATAAAGTATATGGCTAAGTCTCTTTCCGAAGGATGGGGGCTTAGTCCTGTTTTTATTAGTGACAAATTCAAAGCTTACATAAATGGTAAATATATATGTGAGTATGATAATAAAAAAAGAGGTTGCTATACAAGTACAATGCTTTGTAATTATGACAAAGATGAGTTTTATGTAAACACAACATTGCTTTGTATCTTAGAATCTAAAACAACCTTAGATATTAAACCTAATCATATATGCGAGATATACGTTGCTGGAAATACCTATTTAGACATTAAAGTAGGCGAAAACAGCAAGGTATATCTTTTTGTTTATGGGGGAGAACCATTCATAACAGGTGATATAGATAAAGACAAAGTGATAATTAAAAGATATATAGACGAAAAGGAGGTAACCAATGTCTGATTATAAATGCTATATGCGTAGAGTCGATATTCTCGGTGAGCCGGAAAAAGATTTGGAAGTAGATTTCCCCGGTTTGATTTACAAAGAATTTTCTGGTCTTGATTCTTATGGAAAAATAAAATCTGTATATACCGAAGAATTTGCAGAGACAGATGAACTTCAAGTATATCAGAACTCTACTCCTATTAGAGAAAATACTGATTTGACTTTTACATGCATATTTATAGGGAACGATAGAAGAAAGACATATCACTCATTTGTTGATTTTCTAAGCAAAGGAAAAATACAGTATTGGGACAACATTAGAAAACGTAAAGTCACATTTATTTTAATTGAAGCTATTGAACCGTCAGATGACAAATTGTATGGTGGAACTCCATACATTATGGCTTCTTTCAAATTGAAAAATATCAAAGGTCAAACAGATGCATTAGAAATTTAAAAAAAATAATTATGAGAACATTAGAAGAAGTAAAAAAACATGTTTATGAAATCGGCTACACAAATGAAGCTCAATTAAGAATTGCAGGATTTCTTGTAGGTGTCGGTGTTAAAAGTGAATATGAAATTATAAGATTTAAAAATGGAGTAAATGAGTTTTCAACTTTCCTACATTGGTTCAATGATTCGCCTAGTGATTATTTTCGAAGGAAAGACGTTTTTGAAGATGAGTTTAAAAATGAGAAGCCCAAATTAAAAGCCAAAGCTTATAAAAATGGAGAATGGGAAGAAGTCAATTTTGATGAAATGATAAAGAGTCTAAAGGATTTCAAGCCTGTAATTTGCGAAAAAGTTCTTTCAGATAGTATGCTTGATGTGATAATGAAAGAATTAGGCATTGGAGATAATGATAACTCGAAAAAATCTAATAAATATAAAAAAAGAGAATTGTCTATTTTGGACTCTATGGGATTAGATAAAATAAATCCTTTGGCTCTATCAACCGAAGCATTGAAGGCTGTAAACAAGCTTTTACAGAGAAGGAATGATTTAGCACTAGAAATTGATGAGGCAGTGGATTAAAACATATAGTCCATATATTATAATCGGTATCTGTTTAGTATGGATTGTTACCTCTTTTTTAGCTAATAGGAAACCTCATATTGAAACAGTTCATACAACAGATACCTTTTATATTACTAAATGGGACACATTGACAGTAGAAAAACCGATATATAAATATAAAAAAGTAATAGATACTTTGATTGTTTATGTCAATGACTCAACCAATGTGAATCTTCCTATTGAGGAGAAATATTATTCCGAGACAGGGAAATATGAAGCTTGGATTTCCGGTGTTAATCCAAGTTTGGATAAAATAAATGTATTCAATAAAACAGAATATAAAACCGTAACGAATACTACAACTAACACCGTTTATAAAGATGCTTGGAAAGGATATATCGGAGCTGATTTTACAACATTTGATGGGAATGTAATCCCAAGCGTTAATCTCCTGTTTGTTACTCCTAAAAATATAGCTTTTGGAGGAGGCGTAGGAATTTATAAAAATAGTGCTGTATATAAAATAAATTTCAACTATTTAATATTTAAAAAATAATGAGAACTAAAAGCAGAACAGAAGAATCATTGTTGGAGATGCTAATGTATAGTGGCGTTTCATCTCTTCCTGAACCCAACGATAAAGAACAGGTATGGGCTAGGGCGATTGTTAAGATTTTAAGAAAAAATGGACACATGGACTATGCTCTTGCATATCATGATTTTTTCGCATGGAATGAGGTAAATGTAACAAAAACATTGCCGGGATTAGGTATAGCACATGAACTTGTGGAGATATATCCCTATGAATATTTGAAAGATGAATTTATCCCTGCCGTGGAAAATAAAAAGGATATTATAGATTTCATCTCTTCCAGAACATCTGATGATGAAGAATACCTTAATGGCATGACGAATGATGATCTTAAAAAATATTTCTTCAATGTTTGCATTAAGGAACAAATTAGCAGAAATGAATTTAAGAACAACATGAAAAATTATAAGCGTCAGCCTATAACCTTTGAAGAAGATTTAAAAGAAGAAACAAATAAAGAGGAGGAAAATGGACATGAAGAAATTGGAAATGATGGAGAATCAGAAAGAAGAAGTAGTCAAGAAAACAGACAAACAAATAATAGAGGAAGAAAAAGCAAAGCTGAAAAGTAAGCTTGACGAAAAGATAGCATTACTTAAATCCCAATGCAAGGATGCGCATTTCTTCGACTCTATAATGGACGAAATCATATCTTTAAAAGGACAATATGATGTAGTTCCAACTAGAATCTTTGTACGTGAGGAGGATTTACTCGAAGAGTATGATTATGGGTCATTTAATATTTCAAGATTTACAACAGGAATTCTTTTTCAAATGACTGGTTATTATATGTTTGTAAAACCGATATGTAGGACTCTATATGGACATTTAGATTTTCTTCTTGAATATAAATCTAAATATGATTCTTTAAGAAAAGAGCAGAAAGATATTTACGATACATTCTTTAATGCAACTATGGATATTCTGTTTACTCCTCCACTTTGCTTTATTGATGATCCTTATTATCTTGATATTGCTACATTTATTTGTAAAAGAAGAAACCAATTATTTGAGGAATTAGGAGATACAAAATTACTTCCTGAAACCGAAGAAGATGATAAATTTATGGAAGAGGTTCAAAGAATGGAAAAACTTAAAGATTCAGTAGATAAATATGTCGAAGAGCATGAAGATGGAAGATGATGCAAGACCACATGGGTTAGAAGCTATTCCGATTGAAATAAATAAGGCAATTAGCGCATTAAATACCCAAGAGGGAGGTTCGCATTACAAAAAACTAGCAATAGAACCTGTTGAGTTTATATATGCAAATGATATACCTTTTATGGAGGGTAATTGCATAAAGTATCTATGTCGGCATAAGAACAAGAATGGGGCAGAAGATATAAAGAAAGTTATTCATTATTGTCAACTAATACTTGAATTAGAATATGGCGAAGAAGGCGATTCGTGTCAAAACAAACACGAAGGTTGTACGTGCGCAAAAGGGAAATGCACCGGTAAAGATAAAGAGTAGTTCCGGGAAAGGTGGATTTCTAACAGAAAGAATAGCATTAACTGTACAATCTAAGAAGAAATGAACAAATTTATAGTTAGGTTTACTATATTATTCTGTGCAGCATATTTCTTGTATGTTATGTATTATGCATGGAACGGAATTTCAGTATTCAATGATTCATATAAAGTGCTTCTTGAATATTGTTTGTATGTCCAAGCTAATTCTGATAAGAAATATAATTGTAGATATATGCGTTTCCTTGCTTTATCTCTTTTTATTTCTGAACTTATTAGTGTTCTTGATATGCAATATGATTTCATGCCACAAGGATATTTCTCTTTGGTTGTATTGGCAGCGATATGGACAATCGGAATTATTACAACTATTGTATTGGGTATTCGCCATTTTAGAAAAGTACGTAGAATTAAAAAACAAAAGAAAAACTATGAAGAATTATAAAGATATTAATAAGTTCAAGGCGAGTGTTCTTGATTCAGTTAAAGAGGAATTATCAAAACTTAGTCCTATCAAACGTTGGTTATTTGAAACCTTGTTTGATAAAATATGGGCGATATTTAGTGATGAATGTAGTGAAACAGAGATTTCATCAGCTATTAATTCTCTTGAAAAGGTTAATAGTGAATATGTACGACCAACTGATGTTTTGAATTATGATGAAAGTATGCGTATCCTTAATTTCTCTAACAATAGAGTTGGATTTAAACGTCTCATGGATGCTAAAGGAATTGAGCAAGTTATTTTTAAGAATCGCAAGATTGGTTATCGCAAGTCCGAAATCCTAGCCTTAAAATCAGAGCTAGAAGCGGAACAAAAAGCTAAGAAAGCAAAGGAAAAACCTTATAAGCAAAATAAGGCAGTGAACAAGAAACCAAGACTCTCCAATATGGAGAAGATGTACTAAATAAAAGGGAGCAATTAAGCTCCCTTTATTGTCATCCTAACCATTTTAATTCAAAAGCAAAATCACCATCATTAGCAGTTGCATCATCTGATAGCCATACATCAAATCCATTTGTTACCCATTGTTTAAATGTTGCTTTTATTGGAGAGTTACTTCCTCCATCTATAATAGAAAAACCTATTCCCGTCAACATAACGTATGCATTTGTAGCGCTTATATTAAGACTTCTCCATGAAGTAGGAAAGTTAATTCTATAAACACCTTCTCCTATTCGAGTAGCAGCAGGAAAGGAACTTCCATCAAAAGTTTTTATAGCTTTATAAGTAGGGGTATTTCCACCCCACACAACGCCATAGGCAATTAATGAAGGTAAAAGTCCCCAATGACCTTTTATTTTAGAGTAAGACCCCGATGTATCTATTTTTAATCCTGAAAAATCATTCATAACTCCAAAAAATAGATTTTTAATATTAAGCAATGGATTAGGTTGTTTATTTATTGCATAAAAAAGATTGTTTGTAGAAGAACCTAATACAATACCATTAGCAAATAAACTAGCTAAATAAGAATCAATAACAAATTCAACATTTAAAGAACTGATTGAAAAACTAGTGACAGATCTATCTTTTAATATAAGGAATCTAAGAGTATGATAACCTTTTTCTATAGTAGTAGTATTTCTTACAACAAAAGTTCCTGTTCCCGTAACATCTACATTAAATGATGCTATAACACTGCTATTCTGATAGTTGCTATAAGAAGAATCTGAAAAATTATCAAGATATAGAGTTCCTGAAATGTCACCCGAAGCTGAACTTTCTGAATATTGTGAATAATTATAATTAAATTCTACGGAAAGATTCATCAATGTACTAGTATAAAATCCTTCTGTAACAGTCATTTCCGCTCTTGTAACTGTTGCTGCAATAGAAAATGGGATATTCTTGATAGTTATAGTTGGAGGAGTACCACCAAAAAAATCGCTTATATCATTTCTATTAGAACCTTCGATAGAAAGGACATTATTATTACTATCATCAAAAACTTTAATATCTTGACTAACAGGGCTTATTACTATTCTTTTCCCATCTTTGTTCCCAATAATATTTTCGCCAGCTTCGGTAACTTCCCAAACATTATTATTATCTATCTGCAACAAAATAGTCCCTGAAAATTTAGGAGAACCATCTTTAGTCCATGAGAATTTTCCTCTAGCGAAATATCCTGAACCATCAGGATTAATCTCATATACTATATCATTGTTTTCATCAACAGATATTATTTTCCCATTTACACTGTAAAATCCTCTATCACCGTCAGTACCGGGTAAATTTCCTCCTATACGAACTTTTATAGCATTAGACCAATCTTTAGAATACATATTGGTCATAAGATCTATAGCAGGTTCATCCTCATCTACATGGAGATAAAGGGCAGAATGTCTGTTTTTATATTTATCTTGGTGTGATGCATTCCCAAATTGAACAATTTCATCTCCTGCTTGTGGAGCATTTAATACTTCACCTGTTTCTGCATCTGAATCAAACTCGGTTATAGGAATATTAATATAGTATTGAAAGACACTTCCAACTTGAACCAAATATTGTCTATTGCCTTTTAAACACTGTACAAAATCATATTCTACAATAGAATTTGATTCATCGTCTATTTCCAAGCGATAACATTGCTCTTGGGTGATAGTTTCCTCTCCATCATTCTCCCTATATACGTCTGCTTCAATTGTCGTTACAGCCTTTATTTTAGCGTGACCTTGACTTATTGTTTGCCCTCCCCTAATGGAAGTTATTTGTGATATGATATGTTCAAAGGTCGTGAATGATTTGCGAACAAGAAGCTCATCTATTTCAAGTCTCCAAAGATTACTTTTCTTCCACAATTTCCATCCGTATCCATTGAATCCGGAAAGAAAATCTTCAACCATAACGGCTGCACCGTCTTTTAGTTTTTTACCTGTGTCCCTTATGGAACACAGGAATCCTGAAAATTTACCATTTGATAGAATTGCCATATTACTTTCTAGTTTTGATTATAAACTTCGTCCATGCATAATAATGGCTGTTTTCAAGATAATTATTATCTTTTTCAGCCAATCGAGCTTCTTGTTCAAATGACACCTCACGATATGCAGTATGTTGTTTGTTGTCACCCGAAGCAAATAATCCCATAATTCTTCTTATGCAATATTCTAAACCATACCATAAATAGAATACAATCGGAGAAATAGCAAGATACCATGCAGAATAATCAAATACTAGCATTCCAAGCCATATAAATAATCCTCCTGCTACAGTAAGTTCAATCCACTGTCTGGCATGAGTACATTCATGGTTTATCGTTTCTTGTGTCAACTTCTTGTATATAGTCAATACCCAAGCAAATATTGTTATTGTTGAATAACCATCAAATAAAATAGCTTTAGCTATTTTTGAATCATAAAATACTTTCTTCATTATAATCAAATTTTAATTTAGTTGGATAATTCTTTTCGTAATCGTAATCGTCAGCCTCATCTATATCGGTTATAGCATTTACATTAGCAATATGCCTTTGTGTAACACTATTACAAGTATCTGCGTATATCTCAATATCATCAAGCATATTTAAGATAAAATCAACAGGGAGAACATACTCTTTCTGATTATACCAAATACTTGATGTTTTAATGTTTCTGCTCTTTTTAATCGCAACAGCATTCATTATGGAAGTTCGTAAATCTTTGCTTAACCAAATACTATCTCCATTGAGCAAGAAACTATTTACATATTCAGATTTATCGTACCTCTGAATATTGTATAATGTATGCTCTTTTACTTCTTCTAAAGTAAATATGTGTTCTTGAAGGATAGGACGACCATTTACATCTTCTACTATCTCCTTTCCATCGCTTTGCCCATCAAGTAATGATTGCCAATATTCGTCTGTTATTTCTACCGAACCCTCTATTGGTTCATCGTAAAATCCTTGCTTCCAGTATTTCATGTCTTTTTTTTTGTAAATTTAATAATTAATTTTCAAATCTATCTCAAAACGGTTATCAAAAGTTATAATGAAATTTGTAAAATCAGCGTGGTGTAACTTTAGTGATTACTGCCTTTATTATAAAATCTATACAGTATGGGACTATTGCCGGAGAAGCTTATAATTGGATTGCAATAGGTAGATGGAAATAGTTACTTCCAACGTCCTATAGCTAACCATGTAAAATTCCAGCTAGTCCAAACAATAGCCGGAGTTGAATTTATTCCACGGGTGAGAACTCTACAATATGATGTATATTTACCATTAAGGTCATACCCCGGAGCATATATAAAAGATTCACTTGTATGATTTACTGCTCCAGTGAAATAAATGTTATAATCAGTATTATAGAAAGTGGTAGGAAAATATAGATTAATTGCTCCCCCCGTTGCTCCAACTCTTGTTCCCCACTGAATCATCAGCCCATTACTAAACTTTTGATAACCGTTTTTAGATAGATTTGAGCCTGAATTCCAATCAATTACTTCACCAACTCCAAGTCCAGCATTAACAAACGTATTACTACTGTTAAGCTTGTAAATTTTATCCCCTTTTACATTTACTAGCATTCCTTCTTTTCTTCTTGCAGCAGGAATAGCATTCATCTCGCTTACACTATCTACTGTTCTATATCCTCCTACACCATATTTTTCGTCATGAGTAGCATATTCGTCTGAATCAGTATAGGGAACTATTTTAGATGCAACATTTGTACCTTTAATTTCTGCCATAAGATTATATTTTGGAGAGAGAGTAAAATTACCCCCCCCCCATTTGTAAATATTATTTAAATTGGATAGAAAGAATACCTGTTTGGATATTTGTTAGTCTCATAATTTGATATGTAGTAGTTCCTCCTGATGCATTGGTTACAGTAGCACTTGTAGTAACGACATCTGTATTTTTTAGTCCTCCTACCCAAAATTCGGGAGTTCCTAATGAAGATGGTATTACATAATAGACATACTTTCCGCCTGTACAGTCAAAAGTAGTTGCGCCCATAGTCCTGCTGTCAGCCCAAGTGCTTCCTCCCAATGCAAGGATATCTGAATTTGTCAGGGTGGATTTTGAAGAAGTACCCCAATACTTCTTGTATTTGAATCTATAATATATTTCTGCCGTTTTTGAACGACCTTCATATTGAGCGGCAACAGATATTCTAGTCTCGGCAGTTATAGGAGAGCTAGGAGTCCAGCTTTTTTTGTTGGGACTTAATTTTCCCGGATGATTACCTCCTGCAATAACTTTGATTGTAGCGTTAGGAGTGACATCTTGACCTCCCTTTACTGCTGTGATATTTACAGGAACAGATGTTGAAGAACCCACCTCAAATGTACCTGCTCCACCCAATGTAAGGGTTAACGGGAATGTCGCCTTTTCTAGTTCTTGTAAGAGATTAAACATATCTGCTGTCATAACACCTGCTTTTGTAGTTGTAGCGGCAGGTATATCATATCCATCGCCAGTATTAACCTCTCCAATCAAATATACTATATCATTTTGTAATCTAACAAAATTGGCTTCCGGTTGAACAACCAAATTCTTTAATATGCTTGTGTTCTCTAATGAATTAAACAACGACATATTATGGAAAAAATCACGTGCAGCTCGTGTTCCTGTTAGATTAGTACCACTACCAAAATTTGTGTAAAGCGTATTACCATAATCACCTCTGAAAGCTGTAGAAGAGGTAGTGCCAAGAGCTACGCCTGAACCGTCTCCTACAGCAACCATTGTGGCTCCCGTCCAACGATAGGATTTATTCTCTGTGATATTAATATATATTTTATCACCGCCTTCTACCGCAGTTTCGACACCAGTTGTTGCACTTGTTGCAGTAAAAATTTTCTTAGTTGTCGTATTGTAAAACTTTTGTCCGATTTGCATATTGGAACTCGGATTTGTTGTTACAAAAGACTGCAACATATCAACATTGTCATATCCTGCCGGAAGTTGAGATGCTGGAATTTTACCACCAGAATCAAGACTTGCAACGCCATTTGCCGCACCCTTAGTACCTATTGTATCTTTCCAAGATTCGATTGTATTAAGCCTTCCAGTAACAGTATTCAAACTAATGTCTATTGCCGATCTTTGCGTTTTAACATAATCAACGATAGCCTTACTTCCTGGAACACTGTTATTTGATGTTTCAGTACCGTCAATACTAGAGTCAATCCACGATTTAGGTATAGCTGCATTGGCAACTGAACCAGCAGAGTTAGCGGCTGTCATAGCTGAATCTGCCGTTGATTTTGCGGTATACGCTACAGCAGATACAGTACCTAATAATTTAGTCGATGGAACTCTTGTAGCCACCGGATTTTCAGGCATCGTATCATCAATATAAGACTTAGGTATAGCCGCTTCTGCTTTAGCATTAGCGGAGTTAGCTGTAGCTCTTATAGGAGATATTGTACTATCAATGGCTTTTGATGAAGCCGGATTGTTACTTGTTGCGTTCCAAACTGTATCAACAGTAATAATAGGAATGTTATGAGTATATTCTGAAAGGAGTGCTATACTATTTTCTATAGTATGCACCCTAGTTGTTATCGCCTTATTTTGTACTGGATTAGTACTGGTTGCATTAAGAGCTGTATCTATTACAATATTCCCTTTAGGTAACCATTCAACCCAAGCATTATTTTTCCACTCATAGTTCAAACCATTCGCTGTCACACGAACAATCATACCCTCCGTTTTTCGCTCAACCGGAATTGCGTCACGATCCTCGATTGTCGATACACTTCTAAAACCACCTTTCCCATACTCCGCATCATGTGTTGCGTATTTATCAGCATCGGTGAATGGAACTACTATCGCAGCGACCTGCGTTCCTTTTAATTCTGCCATTTTTCTTATTATTTAAATTCAACTTCTAGAATCCCAGTTTGAATGTTATTTAGACGCATTACTTTGTATGTTTCAGTTACGTTTTTACCATTTGTTATTTCCATATCATAGACAATAACATCGGTATTCTTGAAACCGTTTATCCAAAAACTAACGCCTTCTCCATAAATATCAAACGGTATAATGTAATAAATATATTTTCCACCTGTACAATCAAAAGTCGTTTTCCCCATAGTACGACTAGCCCATCCGTTATTCATTAACATCACATCACCATTGGTCAATTCAGTTACAGAAGATGCGCCCCAATACTTTTTCAAAGAAAAAATATAGTTTGCTGTTTTTTCAATAGATTGGCTTCCGTAAGTACAAATCACTTTATAATTTTTATCTGTAGTAATTGTAGTAGGAGACGAATATTTGGATTTCTCCTCATTAACTCCTTCCGTGCTCCCATTTACGGTTGCAGTTGTTGGCACAACTTCTTCATCTTTATATAAAATAGACCAAAAAATATACGGAGTAACAACTGATCCCTTTTCAAAAGTTCCTCCGCCAACAAAAGTATCGAACGAAATTTTAAATACCTCGTCCATTAATTCATTTATATTCATAGTTACAACTTTATTTTGCACTGCATTTGTTGAATTTAAATCCAAGTGGTCGTCTATTGTTATGCTACCACCGCCACCTGTCGGTATGTTAACTGTAATTGGTGCAGAACCATCATATATAGCTTGTATTGCACCTGTAAAAGAAAGAGCATTAGGATTAGGAAGTTTTGTCGGAGTGTCAGGAACTTTAATCCACTCTTTGTTTTTACGACCATATAAGATGTTATTGCTTGGGGCATCAGTTATGCCTTCTGTCATACTCTTTCTTTCCTGCGTCCATTCCGTAGAACCAACTTTTTTTACAAGTACGACATCTTCTGTAGCAATCTCATCTACAATAGGATTGACATTATATAAACTACCAAGAGTTTGAGGAATTTCTACAGCTTTGATAATCCCGGAATCTTCCTGTATGAAATCTCCGTTACCCTCTTGAATATTATCTATGCCACCTTCACGCAGGAAATCGGTAGCTCCTTCCTCGCTATTCCCAGTAACATAAATCCCGTCTTTAAATATTATATGTCCGTTAGCTGTATCATCAACATCTTTTCTAATAAAGTATTTCAGTCCCATCTTTAAAAAGTCGATAGAACCGATAGACGACATAATATCCTGTTTTACAGCATCAATAGATTTTTGGACATTACCTTTACGTATCGTTATGGTATCGGATAATTCTACCGTAATTTCAGGAAGAGGGTCTGTCTCATTTACCTTATAAGTGTATTGACTGATATACAGTTCATGCAGCTTGTTGTTATACTCTATCTGCAATCGTGCATTAGCATCAATCTGTGAAAGCATTTCAGGATATTCAGCAAAGAATATACGCTTAAAGTTAATAGAGAAGTTGAATTTTTCACTATTATTGGCAGCCATATACTTAATGATAGCTTCTTTAAGCTCATTCTCTGCATTAAGGATATATTGTTTAGGCAAATCAATATGTAACAGAACAAACGAATCTCCTGATTTAGGCTTATAGTTGCGGTTGTTAGATGGCATTACAACTCCGAATGTATCATCATCTTTGCTTACCCTAATCCATACCTCATTTGTGGTTGTATCTTGTTGTTGAGGCTGAATATTTGCCTCATTCCATTTATCATCCTCACTACCTGTTACAATATTGCCATTAGAATCCACTTGTACAGGATTCTTGAATATTGTGATATTATTGTCTTTATCTTCTACTTCTAATACGGATATGACAAAATTACAAGCAGCACAATTACCACTCGTCATTGAGATGGTCATATCACTACCTACGATAGCTTGGTCAAAGAGATTAAAGCCATAATCCCCATCAAATTTTCTTAGCTTTATGTAGAAATATTTATGTTCGTATTCATTTGTGTTAGGGTCTATTTCATCGTTATCATCATCATCAAAAGCTACATCTAATATTTCTCCTATTTTATATCCTGCTGCATTTTCAATACCTTTAATAGTTGGCTTGATATAGTCAAAGGAAACAATCATTTCCTTAGGATTACCTTCCGTATAAGGGTTCTCGAAGTCGTAGTAGCTTCCTGTATCAGGATTTATATAGGTTTGGTTTTTTGCGTCATAGAATCGTTCTGCACCAAACGTATCTCTGTATATAGATGGCAATAGATTAGGAGAAGTAATCATATAATCCTTCTCAATCTTAATTTGCTTGAATTTATCTCCTACAGTTGGTTGTTTAGTGATAGATATACCTATTCTGTCCAATGGTATAACTTCTCCTCTATGATTCCAATTTTTGCCAAAATATCTCCAATGAGTATCATAAAAAATAAAATATACATTTGTGTAATCAATGTATTCTTTTCTTCTATAATGGAATTGGAAAGTCAATAGATATTCTTTAACTTCAAGTTCGCCTAAATCTAATTCGTATGTTCCTCTGTATGAAAAAGGAATAGAACTACCGCCTTTTTCATTAAAGGTAATAATAACATCGGTTGGTCGCCAAGTATAAGGTTTTTCTGCATCAGGATTCTTATGTTCTCTAGTCTGTAAACAGCTATAAGAAAACCAATATTTACCAGCCTTTTTTACGCTTAGGGATAAATACATATATCCATCCCAATAACGCTCACCTGCACTATCTGTTTTTGTAACAGAAAGATATACTCTATTTTTTTCAGTATATGGATTAATGTAGCCTTGATCCATGAAAAGACCAAAGGTAAAAGCATTGTAAGCTAAAGCTGCTGCATCAGTATAATCGACTTCGTTATATGAAATTTCTTCATTGATAGAAACGTTCTTTTTGAACTTATCTTCATTAACAATGGTAATATCAGCTTGCTTAATAGAAACGTTATTTGGGTCAGCTTCTACTCCAACTTCCGTCTTTCTTGTATCATTGGGATAGTAATAAGGAATATTTTCAGTACTACCGATACCTGTACAGCGATTAACTATTTTATAGTTTGCGTTTGTTTTGGTTATTGTCAGTAGTTCCCTATCATAACCGTATTTAAATGTATGAGTAATAGCATTATTAGTAAATCCGATATGGATTACCTTACCGACAAAATAATAAGGTAGTTCATAAACATTAAATACTTCTTGTAGAACTTCACTAAAATACTTGTCCTCAAACGACATTAGTTTAGCTTCGGAGGATATACCTTCGTCAATTACAACAGAATAACCTACTCCACTGTATTGTAAAGAGTAATTCAATCTTGTTGCAAACTCTGCAATATCTCCAAAGAAGGTGAACTTTGTACTATTGCTGACAAATTGGTCTACATCACCTGCATCAGGAGATACTACATCAAAGAAATAAGTATTATCTAGTTTAGTTCTATCGGATTTAAATACAAGCTCATGTTTATATCTTAAATCTGTATTTGACTTAGATGAAGTAGGTGTATCTAAAATCCAATATCTTTCTCCCCTAAATTCCACAAATTCCCTCTGTGTCCATTCATCATCCAAGCACTTAGAATACATGAGACTGCTACTTATATTTACGCTACCCATTCTTCCCTCGGTGAATGTATAACTACTAAGGGCAGCTTGCGTCCCATCTTTAGGGAAAGATATAACGCCTAATTCCTCATCATCAGTATATATAAGTAACTTTTCTACCATTTTATTTGCTTCTTTGAAAATAATAGCTATTTTTGCAATATGTTTAAAATGCTTTTGATTTTTTAGGTTAGTATTCTCCCCACTGTGTTCTCGACATTGCACAGTGGGGTTCTTTATTCTTTATTATTTTCTTTCATGGATTGGTGCAACGCTTCTACCTTTTTTAGTTATTAGCTCTTCGGCTCGGTCTACGAAATCAGATACGGGGCACACTGCATCTTTTGGCAAATGGGAACATTTAACCCATTGTTGAATAGCTTTCTGTAATACAGAATTGGTTATTTCTATTTCACCTAATCTTCGTTCCAATTTTTGCCTTTCTTGTGCAGCCTCTAGTTTGTCCTCTTCTCTCTCTTTCTTTATAGTTTCTATTATTTCACGAAGAGTTTTTACCTCGTAGGATATTTTTTCAGGACGTGCTTTATAGAAAGCTATCAATACTGTCAATATTCCCCCACTTCCCCCTATAGCTAATGCTAATTGTATAATATTTGACCAATCCATTATTTCTATATTTCTTTGTTAATATTTATACAAAGATAATAATATTTTTTATAACACGGTATTTTTTGTACTCTTTCTTGTTTTAGAAGAAGTAGTTTTCACCGTTGGAGATTCAAGAATAGATTCGCCTAAAACAGAATTATCTTGACTAGTCCATTCGCTACTTTGCAATAAAGTATTTAGGTCATCTCCTTCATAAGTAGGATATGGATATATTGGTTCAACAGGAGTATCTTCTCCTAGTTCAGGAAGAGTTACAGCAAGAGGGAAAAGTAATTCGTAATTTGCGACTTTCATTAATACAGATTCCCCATCTGTGCTTACTCTAGGTACTAAATGCAACTCATTTAACGTCTCTTGTGGAACTTCGTCTAAAACGGATTTTGGTAATACAATATATTTCATCTTATTTTATAATTAAGTAAATAATTAAACAAACAATATCAATCAGTATAGGATATGTCATACCCGCAAGAATATCTAGCCAATCAAACAAAGAGCCATGTTCCTTGTCTTTATATTCAGCTGACATCATAGAAGCTACTGTAGCTCCTGTAGCGATAACAGCATTAGGAATAAGTTCTATCCCTAATGCAAAACCTACTACAAAAAAAGTACAATAGATGATAGCACCCACGTATGAGTGCTTATCTCTATTGCTTTCTTTATACCAAGCTTTTATTTTTTCAATTAACTTTTTCATTTTATTGTATAAATATTGGGTTATTTAAATCAATTATCTCGTCTCTCTCCATCAGGTTCTTTAGGAAGTTAATCTGCAATAGTGGAATAGTTTTCGGATAGAGGATTAGTTTGTAGAATACCATCTTCTTGTAATAAGTGACAAACTTACCTATATCAATTCCATTACTATCAGGATTATTACCTTTAGTAATAGTAGTACCGTTGATATTTGTCGTAGTACTATATATAATATCACTATCTCTTAAACTAGGTACAAAAGCCATATTTCCAAAAGAAGTACCATTGATACCACCAGTTGTATTGATATAATCTATTACTACCGCTCTCTGTTGGTCAGTTAAACCTTTAGTCATAGATGCACAACCTGCTACATTATCAAGTAACTTTCTTTTAAACACATAAGTAAAATCCGTCAATGCAGGAATATTGGCGTTCTCACTATAATCAGTTACTCCATCATAAGCTAAACCATTTTCATATTCAGGAAGAACTTCAATAGTAACATTACATGATTCAGGTGCAGTACCAGTAAATATAAAACCTATCCAAACATTGTTATTTATCAAACTTCCATCACTTGCAAAAGATTTAGGAATAGTATAAGTACCATCAGTACCTATACCAAATGCACTAAGATTAGCATCAGAAGGATTCTTGAGATAAGAATAATGTAATCCAAAACCTTTTTCAAGTCCAGTAACTTTTATCTTATACGAAGGATAATCTGAATTCTGTGTTTCTAATTCTCCATTATGCTTTAAATAACTGTAAATAAAACCATGAGTAATATTAAATTTGGTAACATTTACAGTAGTTGGAGAAACAGTATATGTGAAATCATCAGTACTTGGCATTCCTCCATAAGTCTTACCAATACCAAACACAACAGGATAAGCATTATAACCCGACATACCTTCGTAAGCATGATTATAATTAGTTAAATCATAATCACCCACGGCTATACCTCTCTGTTGAATGGCATCTCTATCAGCATCAGAGTTAGTCTTACCATAAGCGTCCCAATAATAAGGCGGTAATTCTACTTTAGCTTCAACGCCCACATACTCGTTCAGCTCTTTAATCTTATCGTCTGTTGAGATGTTGTCGAAGAGCATGAAGTCATAGAGAGACATTTTAGCAAAATTAGATGATTTACCAGTATTACAACCAATTACTGGTACTATTACACCTCCTAAAGAAGAATTAACAATTGTAATATTATGAGTTATATCTTTTAATGTATAAGTTTCAATATAATTATTTTCTATCCCATCTATATAAGTTTTACCATCCTGATTACGTGCCTGATATGCTATTCTAGGATTAACTGCGTCATCTTCTAAAGTTGTAAGTACAGCAAAACTTCCAGATGCTCTTTGGTCATATAACAGTGTTGGAGATTTTTGCCAATTTACTTTCATCAACACTTGTTTGCCACCGACCGTAGTAGGAATAGTAACAAAGTCGTCCACGCCATCGAAACAGTATGCGCCTTCGTATTCACCCACTTGTTCTATATAAATAGGTTCAGTTAAACGTACGACAATAGATTCATTTGGATTATTAGGAATAGCATAAAAGAATACACGATTAGCATCACCAACGCCTTTTTTATCTATGTTATAATTTCCGTCTTGTGTAATATCAATTAATTCATTATCAGTAGTTGAGTTAGTATATATTCTTAGTCGTGAAATCTTGTTTTCAGATATGGCTTTAGTTACACCTGTAACTTTTATCTCTCCTTTATAAACTCCACTAGTGATATTAGAAAATCCTGTTGAGTTTTTAACTGCAAAATATTCTATTAGCTCTCCACTTACAACTTTTGCTAGAACACTATCACACCAGAAACTAGAGTTTCTATAATCATAAGGATAACCATTAGCTCCACTCATTTCTGCATAAGCCGAGTTATGAATAACTCCATGATTACCATGACCGGATATATCGGGAATATGACCTAGTATCTTATAACTAGAGTTAGGTATTCTCAATAGTCTAGGAGATAGGATACAGTTAGGTTCATTATTATCAAATATATAAGCACTTTTAGCCTTAAATACCATTGTTTTTTCAACAATAACTTTAGAACTAGTTACTTGATTGTCATTCAATAATAATCCAAATATATTATATATATTAGGAAGTAGATTAGAATCAGCGGCAGAACCTATTCTAGTAATAGTAGAACCAACTTTGAATTTACCTCCCCAAGATACTTCGTTACCATTCTCATCCTTGAATCTCAATAGAACTGGATATGGCTGAACAATGTCCTCAAACCTGATGTACTCGTCAATAGTGATGTTTATGTTTTGAGGGGACTTGGAAGTTAAATTGAAATCATATTGATATATGTTATTATTAGCATCATGATATTTAAAAGTAGCTGGAATTCCATTAACAGTAATAGATTTTATTTCATTAACAGGACTACTACTTAAACGTATGTGCATACCAATAGAAGAACCAACCGTAAGATAAGTCCCATTTTCTACTTTCTCATTTTTATAATAAAATACGATATTGTCATACGAAGCATTACTCTTAATAACAGGTCTAAACTCCACCATATTTGGATACAGCGTACCTAGCTTATACTTCTTTAGCTGACGCTCTATCAAGAACTCGGACATACTATAGGGGAAGGACATGAGAGAGTAGATAGCTCCGTTAAAGAAACGAGAATCTCTATCTCGAATTGTTCCTAGCCATAACTTATCACTATCTTTAGATGTTCCGACAGTTAAATCTTTCCCATTATAACTATATTTTGATTGATAACTTATACCTCTAGTAAAATCAGTATTAGCAACTTGTCCATTATCTTTATAAAAACTCCAAGTACTTATCTTATCAGGAGCACCTAAATATTCAAATATAAAAGCTCCATGCTTAGTTGCGTCTGCTGAATCCTCGGATTTAGAAGCGACCACTCCGGCTGTATCACCAATAGATATTATTTGTCTATCTATAATGAAAGTATAATCCTTGTAAACAGGCATCCCTGTCACCTTACCGAAGTCATTTACTCCGTCAAGACAGAAAGCACCTGCGTGGGAAGGAATTTGGGTGATGGTTATAATGTTGGTTTCGTCCTTTACAACTTGAAATCCCGAAGTATTACTAGTTTGAGGCTTTGCAGTTCTGACATCAGATGGTAATGTATACTCTCCGTCTTTAGTCATCGAATAAACATTACTTTGTCCGTTTGAATCATAATATCTATAAATCAACTCTTGACCTTCTAATAAACCTTTAACTTGTATTTTAAAAGAAGGCATATCTGCACTATTGGTCGGTGCTGTGTTAGCAAACACTATCCATCCTGATAAGCCATTATAACTACTACTAAAAGGAGAAGAAGTTGTTTCTTTACTTTGAGTCCATATACTTGTATTAGAAAGTTCTGTCTCATACTTCCCAATACCTGAATCCCTCTTCCAAGCAATATTGTTCAACTGAATATCCCTACCGTTACCGGAAAAGTCAATCAGCTTGTCGCCAAACTCTGCGTGGTTATCGTTGGTGATTCCCTGTTTCTTGACATCACACAGTATATCAGGTTTAAGTGTTCTATCCAAGTTGAAGTAGGCGATTACTTGGTTGATTTGGTCGGTAGTCAGTACCTTGTTGGCGATGATTGTCCAGTACCAAGCGACAGAACTAAAATCGCCAGTATTATTACCGTCATTATACGAATATCCTTGAACGCTAAAATTACCATTGATTATGGAGTCTCTATTGTCGCCATTAGCTGTATAATCATTCTTATCGCCTAATATATTATTTACAACTGACAAACCTATTAAGTCAGAAGAAGTATATCCATATATTCCAGTCTTGTCGTAGTTATTCACGATATTACGGAAATAGCCATTGGCACTACCTCTTATATAATTGGTAAAAGATACATTATTAACTGAATCTTTAACCTGATGAATCATACTCACCACCGTAATCTCATTACTTCCTCCCAGCATCTCCTGTACGGTCTTGGTGGAAGTAATCAGGTCGTTGATTCCATCGGTTACGAATGCGCCTTCAAAAGAGGGGATTTGAGTGATAGTCCCACTACATTCACCAGAGGTAACGCCAAGAGTAAATCCAACGTTTACTCCCTTTTCACCTGTATATTTTGTGTTATAACAAATCGGTGTTTCAAAAATCTCTGATTTTACAGCTACATTAGTGTATTTCCCTTCTTGGGTTATATAGTTATAATATAAAGTACCTTCTCCATAAAGTTTTATACGAACTTTGAAAGAGGGAATATCTTCTCCAATACTAGATGGATGATACAATAATACCCAAGGAACATCGCTAGTGAATTTAATAGATTCACTATCAAAAGATGTTACTTTGGAGCTCTTTCTCCAATCAGTAAAGTCTTGCTCGTATTTTCCAAACCCACTATTCAATTTGAAAGCCGCATTGCTAATCACAAACGGATTGTCAGCGTCCACCAAGTTCTTAACTATAGAACGGTCAGCATCATCATTGGATTTACCATAAGCAGAAGCAACAATACGTAATGAATCTAATACGTCTTTTTCAATGTAGGGCTTACTAGTAGCCCTACAGTATTGATTTGGTATACCAAAATCAATACCAATGCCTATACCTTTAGCCCCACCAATCATTGTATATAACCTATAAATATTCTATAATTTGAAAGCATATCATCTGTAACAACAATGTTGTTTAATGCAATAGGATTCCAAACGCAAGTTAACAGAGGCAAAGCTAAATTTTCTTTCTTACTCTGATATGTAGGTAGACCATCTACAATAATCACATTGCTAGCATCCTCTGATTTCGGATATAAGAAAACATAGTAAGGTTTTATATCAATAAATGTTTCTACCTTTTCTAATTCTATAATGTTGTTTATGATATTCGTGTACATAATTATTCCTCCTCTTTATTATTGTTATTATTATCTTGTTCTGAATGTTTTTGAGATATTATTAATGCCTGTTCCTGTTGATATAATTGCTCGTCTATTTTAGCTTGCTTTTCTTTTTCAAGTCTAGCTTTCTCATCCGGTTTTGCGTCAGGGTTCATTTCACTAGCAGTTTCAACAGAAAGAAATCCTGATGTAACTCCTGTTTGTAATCTTGTTACAATATCAGTTTCAGATTGAGGTCTATATACTTTGAATTTAGCGTTAATATGTAAGTTATCGAAATCCGTAATAGCACTGGGTTGAATTTGTGAGGCTACAAGTTCTTTTGCTAATCCTTGTTTGAATAGACGAACCATTTTATCCGCAACATTTTGCCATTCTATTACACCTTTTGATGCATTCTCAATATCCATTGATTGAGTAAGCATTATAGCAACACCTGATATATCTCCTGTTGTCTTTACATCTTTAGGGAGCAAGAACGTTGTGCTGGAATTTTTCTGTATAGTTTCCTCCATTAACTGCAAAGTATCTATCGTTCCCTGTGGTGATGGTGGAGTTAAAAATTTAGCATCATCCGTATTTGCTTCTTGACTATATGATGTGTTTTTACTGTTTAAGATAACTGAACCTGCTATCTTCTTTCCATTGTTTTCAAAATCTCCTTTTATATATAATATTCCCCATCCATGTCTCTTTTGAATTACAAGGAAGATATTGTATAATATTTCATAAGCCTCAATAACACTTTGAGCATTTTCCCATGCGACCTTTCCTCTTTTAGTTATTAAAGGGATTTCTGTAAAACCATGAGCCTTTGGTGCTAGACGTCTCCATCCATTATCATCTACGTTAGTATTATCTCTTATCATGCGATAAAAATAAGTATCATCGTATGAATCAATATATTCTACATCATCAATCTTATAGTAAACGCTTTCTAATATACGGTCTCCATTATCATCGTCATGCGGACATAAGACATATCCATCCATATAGGATAATATACGGGATTTTATTCTATTATTTTTATCGAAATAGTATAAAAGTCCTACATCACCAACTGATTTTTGAACGTCAACCATTTTGGTTTTCATTCCGTCTTGGTTTCTTAAATCCCAATACTGTTTAAAGGTAACAAAGTCAGCTCTTTGTTTTTCATCAGGATTGGCATCCATAAGAGTAAAAGACATTGGAAGTCCGCATAAATGTTGTACCTGCTTGTCTTTAATATTTTGTTGGAAAGAAACCGCCATCTTCTTATATTGAACTTCAACAAAGCCACCATTATCAAGTTTCATCGTAATAGAAGGTATGTTCTGATCGTATAAAACCTTATGGTTTTCAGGCTCTAATTCCATCAAATACTCATCTTGCGTAATAACACGCTTTTTTAATTGAGGAAGAGTGACCGAAACCATATCTGTAAATCCGGCTCTTTTCAAATAATTATTCAGTATATTGTTACATACACACGATGTATCATAACCTCGAAAAAAAGGTTTCTTTTGTAGTATCTTTTCAGGGTTATTCAATAATTCTTGTACTTGTTCTGAAATTTCACTCATTGTCTTTTTCTACTAGGTTATATTTTTTCATTAAATCTTCTTTTGTGGGGACTGAAATTTCTCGCCCACATTCACATATAGAATTGAACTTTTGTTCTACAATGATATATTGTTGTCCTCCCTCTTCTGATACCTTAAACTTATCATTAAGTTTACTGCGGATTTCAATTTCTGCTTTAACACCATCTTTAGCAGACATATCACCACTTTTAACAAGATCGTTAACCTTTTGGAGCATTGCTATCAATTTAGCTTTATTCTCCTCAAAAGTAATATCTTGGATCAATTCATCATTGTTAATTTCATTCTTCTTGCTTTGCTTAACTTTCTCTTCTTCTTTAAAGTTACTAGCAATATACATTTTCAAGAAATCAATTTTTTTACTTGCATCATACTTTTTAATACTATCTTCGTCAGCATCCTTATCGAAAATAGATTTATAAGCTACAACAGAGCTGCAATATTCAAAGAATAAGATAACATACGATATGTCTCTTACCGTCACTTCATGCTTCATTTTAGAAGCATCCTTGATTGTTTTTTCTATATCTTTAACTGTCATTACGCCCAAAAACTATCGTTATAAATTTCAAGATTTGTCTCTCCGGTTTTTCTATCGTTTCTTTTGATAGAAGTTTTTTCTAACTCATCTCCCATTTGATATTGGAGAACGGGTAAAAACCTCATAGCTATTGGGTCTAATACGTCCATTGAACGTCCTCGACCAAGCATTTGATTCATTTCTTTTTTAGTAGCTAACCGTTTCCTTCCTGTCCCTTGTTCATTAAAACGTACTACAGAACATTCCTCTACAAATTCGTCAAAGATGGTAATTTCATCTTTCATTTTTTCATGGGTGTACATTTTGGAAGCGACCTTATCGCTAAAAGATATTCCTTTTTCGTTTACATGGTAAACAACTCTATCATAGCATTCATCTTTTAATGTACAGAAAGCTCTGAAATAGACACCTCTCGTTTTACTGTATGATATAAATGGTATAGCATCTGGTATATAATCGTTGATATAAGCACCATTATTACCATCAAATATAATATGAGTGTCCGGGATATTATATCTAGCAGCTAAAATTTGTAGTGTATTCGCATTTTGTTGTGGCGTTGAATGTCCCAATACTACAATATCTATAATGTGAAATCCATCCCATACCAATGCAACGAAATTATCTTTTCCCGTATCTGCTAAGTCAGCAGTGATCCATCTATCTCCATTAATTTGTGGATCTGCCAATTTTATTTCACGAGCTTTATGGAATGGGATAGGAGCTTCGGAATCATCATCTGTGTCAATATTCCAACAACCTTGTAAGTTAGCAGCAGATTGCTTTTCACCCATTGCTGCCACGCTTGCAATATAGCCCGGATTTTTTGATAAAAGTTCCTTGTTCATATCCAAAGAACCTCCATAAAACGTAGTAGATTTTATTAAATCCTTATAAGTAAAAAACTCACCTCTTTCATTCAGCTTTTTTAAAACAGCGTTTATCTTTGGAGCGCATTGACTATACACCTCCTCTTTAGTTGCACCAAAAATAACATCTTCAATTTTTTCCCCATTGATATAGAAATATCTCACCACACCATCTCTTTCAGGGATAGGAAACCCTGTTATAGGATTGATATACCAATCAAGCCATTTCCTTAACCAATGATTTTTTTTAGGATTACAAGTAATACGAACTTTCCCATTCCATTTCCCTGCACCACGGTTACGTGAAAAAGCAAGCCTAATAGTACTCCACTCAAATCCTGTGCCTTCGTCAAAATAAATTACCGAATATTGCCATCCGCGTATGCGTTCCAATACCTTATCGGGAGTTTGGTCGCTCATGTGAGTAAAGTCTATAAAAGCTCCGCTGGGGAATGTAGCACGGGGATTTTCTGATAATTTTACATTTACTAAATTCCCATAAATCCTTTGTATTTCATCTGTACCAGAGCCTCCGCTTTTTGTATCTTGTATATTTTTACGAATATAAACCATTCGGAAGTCAGGGTCTAGTACTGGTTCTGCTGCCATCAATAAGGCGGCAAAGGATTTCCCAATTCCCATCGCAGCTCCACCTACAACAAAATCAACATTGCTCCTGACGAATTTTTCTTGAAAATAAGGTTGATATGTTACTATATTTTCAATTCCTTGTGATTTATATTTTTCTTTATCAATCATTTATACTAATTTTAAAACTCAAAAGCCCTTCATACGCAGCTTTATTTATTTCACTTTTTTTATAGTATTCTTCTGCTAACTCCTTAATATGCCGTTCTTTTTCTTGCTTATAAGCTAAAAAAGCCTCTTCTTTGGTATTAAAAGTTCCTAAATGAATAAGTTTATTTCGTTCGCTTAATCTCACTCTAAATTTATTTTCGCAACTTGAAACTCCTATTGGCAAAGCACCTCTTAACGCATTGCTTTGTGTTGTTATAGAACTAATTTTAGGTGGAAGAAAGCAACAGGTTTCAGGAGAATAAATCTTATTCCCCTTAACTCTTACATCTTTATCTAAAAAATATCCTTTTATATATCCATTATTGGGATCGTCAAACCATTTTTTAAAATTAGAAAAATAAAGCCATTCGTCACAAACTGTACAATCTTGATAAGTAGGATGCTCATTTTTCCATTCTTTATTATAGCATCTACGAAGCATCTGGAACCAAGTTTTATAAGCCTCATCACTTTCTTTTATAAAACCTTCATAATCATTGATTCCTATACCATATATATATTTTCTTTGATTAGATTTCCTCTTGTTATCACATTTTCTGCATCCACAGCCTGATATATGACTATTAGGAGTCGTCCAATATTCGCCATGTTCAGGACAAATAATACAAATTTTAGTTTTGCAGTCTATGTAATTCACTTTAGAGTAATCGTATTTTCCTTTATGTATTCTTGTAGCATTTTCAATGAAATAACTTTGATCGGAATACACCTTAGAACATTTAGGACAACCGCATGATTTATTTACATGAGTTCTTGGTAGTTGCCAGAATGATCCATGTTCATAACATACTATCTCCACCTTTGTATTATTGTTTACATATACAACTCTGGAGTAATCATATTTATTCCCATGAACCATAATTGCTTCTTTAATAAATTCTTCTTTAGTCTTTTTTCTAGGCATAATATTATTTTTTTGTTGGCATGGTTAATATTCAAATAATGGGAAGTGTCATGCCTAAACCACTTATCGCAGGTTAATTACTCCTGCTATCCCATTATTCAATGCAAATATATACATTTATCTGCAAAAATACTATTCTAAATCTTCTTCTTTTTTTATATTAGAAAAACTTAGTACACCGGTGTACTAAATAGTTCCCTTATTTCATGGGATAACTTAGTTTATTCCTTTATTTTGTGTGCAAATTATTAACATAACTTAGAGGAATTATGAAGTTTACAAAAGAACAAGCCGTTGAACAACTCAAAGGCTTACTGACAGAAGGTGGGAAAACCCTGCATTTGTCAGACAGAACAATTAATGAGAATATAGATGACCTAATTCCATTATTGGTAAATGATGAAACTGAACTTTCTGATTTTATAAGTAAGGCATTACCTTTTGTAAAAAGGACAAATGCAAACTTTGAAAAAGAAAAGGCAGATTTTATTAAGAGCTATAAACCTACTCAATCTCAAACTACACAGCAGCAACAGTCTAAAACTCCGCCTACTGATGACGATGCCTTATCGCAATTACAAGCGCAGATACAGCAGTTGCAAGACAAAATAGAAAGAGAAGAAAAGGAAAAAGCTCTATCGCAAGTAAGGAAAAACTTTAAGTCTGAATTGAAATCCGCTGGGATTAAGGATGATAAGTGGATTGACACTTACATTTCTAAAATTCAAATTTCGGAAGATTTAGATATAAAGGAAGAAGCGAAGTCTACATTAGAATTATACAACCTTTCCAGAGTTGATATACCTGATGGGACAACCCCTTACAAGCCTATTGGTGGTGATCCCTCTAAGAGTAAGATAAGTTGGGATGATGTTAAAAATGAAAAATAAAAAAATTATAAGAATATGGTAGAAAATCTTTTAAATACGACCGCAGCCGTAATGTATGGTAGAACCATGTTACAGGGGAGTGGTATTATCGGAGGTACTAGAGAAGTCTTTGTGCCGAGAGTATGCGTATTGAATGACCAAGTATTCCCTCAAACTGGTGGTATTATCAAGAATCCGTTTAAAACAGGCGGTAAGATGTACGCAGGTGATTTGGTAGAATATCATTGGAATGGTAATGGTGTCGCTAATAGTCATGAAAATGCAGAAGTGATTCTTTTGAAGGTATTTGAAGTTCAGGCAGTTACTGGTTCTTCCGATACAACAGTATATATAAAAAGAGATGGTTTCAGACATAAACCTTGTGTAGGTGATGTTTTAATGAAAGCTCCTGATGATTTTGCTACGACAGGTACAGCAGTCACAGTTTCAGCAGTAGAGGCAACAACTAATACAAAAGAAAATGTATGGAAATTAACGTTGTCTGCAACTCTTGGAACATTGGCAAAAAATGATATTTTGGTTGAAGCTGCCGAAGCTGGTTCCGGTAAAAAGATGCTTGTTCAGAATCCGAATGCCGTTCTTCCTTGTGATTTGGATTTGAAATATAGACCTGCAACAGATGAAGATGATGAAGAAGGAGCTACGTATATGGTTACACCTGCATTGCACGCAACAATGTACACCTATTTGATGTCTCCGATCCCTCCTGCTGTTAAAACTATTAACAAGTCAAGAATTGATGGTTGGTTTGAAATTTAAAGAAAATAAGAAGTATGTCAAGATTCGATTTTAATAATAGTAGATATGCGGCTTTTTTCCGTAGCGGAGAAGGTCAGCAAATACTCCGTGATTATATTGATAATTCAGGAATGATTAATATCAATTATAATTGGTGGAGAGATCAGTTTACGGTGAATCCACAAGTAACTCCTACAGATGCATCAGGAAAAGCTTCTTTCATGGTTGAAGCCTCTATAAATCGTGCAGCAGGAGTATTGGATATGCGTGCTCCACTAGGTAAGGCTCATCCGTATAACAAGGAAGGTCTTTCATTCTATACAGGTACAATTCCAGATTTTACGTCAGATGCTATTGCAGAGACAGCTATGGAACGTATGTACAAACAGGAGTATTATGCAGAGTTTGGTAATGATGCTAAGTTTATCAGAGAATGGACAAAACGTGTCCAAGATTTGATTGATGCAAAAGACCAAACTGCAAATTACATGTGTGCTCAACTTCAAACCAAAGGCTATGTGCTATATGATATTGGTAGAGGTATAAAGGGTATTAAACAAAAGGCTGCTATTCCCGAAGAAAACTTTGTAAAGGCAGGTGAAAAAGTTTGGACTGCTCCTGATGCTAAACTTTTCTCTCAAATGGTTCTCATTGAAGATCAGTTCAGACAAAGAACAGGATTTGGTGGCGCAATGAAATGGCTTATTCCTAAGAAAATGTATCAAGAAGTTTTCTTGGAAAATGCAGAAGTCAAGAAGTGGGTTAACTATATGCGCAACCTGAATACTTACAGCCCGATGGAAGCTCCTGAAATTCCAGTTATTCTGAAAGAACAGTTTGATAGAGCTGTAGCTGCGTTTGATGGGTTGTCTCCTATTGAAATTGTAGTAGAAGAAGAAAAGAATAAAGAATGGGGCGGTGATACTACAATTCATGGATGGGCTGAAAATGTAGCAGTTCTTCGTCCGGTCGGACCTGCTGGACTTATCATGCATACCAATACTTTGGATGAACGTATGGCAAGTATGGCTGGAAACAATGTGGTTTCTCAAACATTCGCATCTATTGACGGTTTCTCTTTGCTTCACAATGCAGAAATGGTTGATGGTGAATATAAATCTTGGAGTACCCGTTTGATTACGTCATTTATTCCTGCTTTAACAGAGTTCCCGGAACATATTATTGTTGATACAGCAACAGCAGATTCTTAATATGGCTCAAATTGATATTATACACTATCTTGAAGGTTTGACTGCCTTTGTCTTTGACAAGGCAGTCCTTACCCGTATTGCAGTAGATAGAGACGTTATAGATATTACAGATACCAAACAGCTTACACAACAGCAAAAAGATTTGCTATTAGCTGATTTGCTTTATGTGATTTTTACCGCTCCCAATTATACTGCTAGTCTGACGAACCAACATGGAGCTTATACTCAAACAATTGGTAGCCAACGATACGATTCTAAAAAAGATGTATATAATATTATGATAGGTCTGTATAAGAAATGGGACGATCCAAAGGCTGAATTATTAGGTGGTAGTACAACAACTTGGATAAATGAGTATGACTGATGATTATAGATAGGGACATAATGCAAGAATATCCTTTTGATGGAGTATTTTACACTTATGGGATTGATGAAAGCAAACCTCCCGATCAACAGGTAGAAGAAGAGATTATAGTCTTGGAAACAAAATGTGATATACAAGGAGCGCAGAAAGAAGATTCAGGTGTAATATCAAATGCGTACAATGTGTATTTCCCTTTTGATAAGTCAGTAGGTATATCAATAAAAAAAGGTCATAAATTTAGGAGCAAGATGTATGGCTTCTCTATTACTGATGCTATCGTTATTGATATTATACCAACTCAATTAGGTGGTTGTGCAGTTTATGTAAAAGATAATACTAGTGGATAATGAGACGTGTAAGTCCATATATTGATGATTTGGCGAAGAAATTAGCTATAAAAGGTCGGAACTTAATTGAAAAGGCTTATTTAGAGGCTGACTACAATAAGAATAAGACCCAAAATCTTCACGATAGTTATGGGAGTGCAGTTTTTTATAATGGTGAACTTTATCCAAATAGTAAAATGTATTTTAGTAAAGCTGCAACAACTTCTAAATACGATCCATATCAACAAGAGGCAATTACAGGTAGACAGGCTATCTCTGATTTTTTCGATGATTATAAGCCAAAAGATAAGGGAATGCAGCTTGTAGTTGCAGTAGCCATATTTTATGGTGGAATATTAGAATTAGGCGGAGGTAATTTACGTAGGAAATATAAAGTTATATCTATGATTGGAGATGACATTAGAGCATTGGCACAAGAAGTAGGTAAAGCTAAAGTTTCTATAATTCAAAACGGGAAAGTAAATGGATAAGAATTTATTAAATATATCAACTATTGAAACCTTTTTCAATGAATTATTGGATGAAAAAGTATCTTCTAATACTTTCTTTACAACTGTCCCTACAAATATTGATACTACTTGGTCTGACCTTGTTGTGATTGACTGTGCTAATTCTATCCAAGATTTGAATGCCTATGGTGTAGGAACTGTATTAGTTTGGTTATATGCAAAGCCATTCAGCAATGGACGTAAGAATGTTGCTGTAATGTCTAAACTCGAAAAAGCTCTAAATGAAGCTTTAGAAAACAATAAAAATGCGTCTTATACAGTTAGCAAGAAAGGCACATTTGCTGATTTTGACAGTGATGCTAAGATGCATTGTAATATAGTAGAAATTCAATTATTAATCGTTTAAAAATAAAAAATTATGGCATTAACAGTTACAGAGACTAGAAAAAATAACGCTAACTCCATTATCTACAATCCCAAGTTTTTATATGTAACACCGTATGTAGATGGCGTACCTGGTACAAAAACTTGGCAATGTATGGATATTATTCGTGATTCAACAACTATCACACAAGAGGATAATACTGAAAATCCTATTGAAAATGAATTATCTTCAACTCCAATCATTAATAACATTCAAGCAGGTAACTATACGTTTACTACTGAAATTGGAGATTTGCAGGCAGAACTCTTAAAAGATTTGCTAGGATTCACCATTGGTACAAGTAAGAACGCCTATGCGCCTGATGGCTATGTAGAGAAATTTGCTCGTATCGACATGGTATTTCAAAATGGCAGTAAATATACCGCTGTTGTATTGCCGAAATTGCAATTGAGTCCGACAATTACTCTTGATTCAATGAGTACTTCTATCGGTCGTATTGCTCTTGGCGGATCAGCGCAGGCTGTTCAGTTCAAATATGGGGCAGATACTGCAACATTGACTCCTTTGGCTATGATTTATAATTATACCGTTCCGCCTACAGATATGTCATTAGATGGCACGGGGGGAGCGTAAGGGAATCAGTGTCTCCGGCTAATTCCCTAGAAAGTTCAATCGGAGAAACAAGGGTAGCTTCTAATGGAGTTACATCTAAAAAGAAAAATACAATTCTTTAATAAAAGGGAGGGAGGTTACTCCTTCCCTTATTTTTTAAAAAGATATGACAAATAGTAAACCAACATATAAAACGATAAAAGATCCTGTTTCTGATGAAGCTATGGAACGTCTTGTACAGATTATGACTGACAGCCCTAGCCTTTTAAAATTAAAAGATACAGAATGGGAAATTACAGCATTGAAACCCGGTATAATGTGGCTGATAGCTAAAGAAGCCGCACAAATAAATAAAGTAGAAAAGGCGACCTTTAGTGATGTATTACAAGGTCTTTCTATCAATATGCCATCTGTCTGTCGTATTCTTACACTTGCTTTGTTGAATAATAAAAACCATATTAAAAGTGGCGACCCTGAATATGACAAAGTATATGATGCTTTATTTTGGGAATGCGAGGATATGAAAGACTGGGCTACTATTCTATTTGAAGTTCTTAACTTATTGTCAGTTGAGTTTTTTTTTGCGATTACAGAATTGACACAGACGTTCCGCCAAATGACACTGGAAAGAAAGACGAAGATGGAAGAACGAAAACAGTCATCGCAAGAACAAGCTACGGGGAAATGTTTGATTTTATAAAAGCTTATCCATCTGTGACTATGGAACAATACATGTGGCACATGACAGTTCCTCAAATATTGCTAGCACAATACGATACAACTCATATTGAATATTTGTCAGAAGAACAAGCTAAAAAAGACAAAGCACCAAAAATAAATTCAACCGACGACTTATTTAAAAATGATTTTGGCATACCAATTTTTAATCAAAAATAAATAATAACAATGGGAGCAACAGGATATGTATTAACAATACCTGATGAGGTATTAAAGAAACTAGAATTAGCAGATACTAAAATAAATGCTATAGCTGAAAGTAGCGAAAAAACAGCAAACAGGTTCAATCAAGCATTTTCGAGCATGGCTTTATCTGTTGACCCATTGATAAAACGGCTTGATGCATTAAAAAATATAGGTAAATTAGATTTAGGGTCAGGGTTAAAAAAATACACGAGTGATTCGGAAAAGGCTGCTGCTGGAATAGCCGAAGTTGCGAATAAGCTGAATCAATTAAAATATATATCTTCTCAATCATCGTCTGCCAATAATTCTGTTTTGGCATGGCAAGGTATTAATGAGAACTTAAAGATACAACAACAGCGGTTAGATGCAATAAATCGCTCAATCAAAGAATATGAAAATACTTTATCTCAAATACAAAGTGGTAAGGGTGGTGTATTATCAAAAGAAGATCAGTCTAATTACGCTTCAAATCTAGCCGAAGCTGAATCAATCAAACAAACAATAGCATTATATCAACAAAAACAACAAGCGATTGTAAATTACCAGTTAGAGCAAAAGAAGGTAGCTGACAATTTAGCTAAACTAAAAAGTTTAGAATCCGACTCAAAATCTTTGCCTGAACAAAGAAAACGTGAAGAATTAGAAAGATTGAATGCTTTATATAGAAGTGGTCAATCCTTACTGCAAAAACAAGCGAAGGCGGAAGATGAACTTGGTAAAGCTGCTCAAAAGGTTGCAATAGCATTAGATAAGGCTGCGAAAGCCGAAGAAAAGAAAAATAGCGCAAGAGCAAATAAGGCTAATCAAGAAGCAGCAAGAGCCGAAGAACAATACGCAAGAGCATTAAATAAAAGCGAGGTCACTATTGTTCAACGGGCAAGAAAGATTGAAGCATTAGCTAATGCACAAAGAGCCTTAAACTCTACTGGACGAGATTACTCTTCCCAATTATCTAAAATAGCATCGGAAACACAACGGCTTCAACAAGCAAATGATAATGTTGCAAAAAGTATGGAACGAGTTAAAAGATCTCAAAGTAGTGTACTCAATATTACCGATCAATTAACTAGGAAAATAGCATTATTATTTAGCGTTTCAGCTATACAGGGATATGTGGAAAAGCTAGTTTCTGTACGAGGAGAATTTGAACTACAGCAAAGAGCATTGCAAGCAATTTTGCAAAACAAAGATGAGGCAAACGCTTTATGGGAAAAAACAGTGGCATTAGCTGTTAAATCACCATTCCAAGTAAAAGAATTGGTAACTTATACAAAACAATTAGCAGCATATAAAATTGAAGCTGATAAACTATATGATACGACCAAAATGCTTGCTGACGTATCAGCAGGATTAGGTGTAGACATGGGGCGTCTTATTCTTGCATACGGGCAAGTAAAAGCTGCTAATTATTTACGTGCGTCAGAAGTAAGACAATTTACAGAAGCTGGTGTCGGATTGCTTCAAGAGCTTGCCACTATGTATACAGAACTAGAGGGTCGTATGGTATCTGTTGGCGAAGTCCAAGCTAGAATAACTAAACGTATGGTTGCCTTTGGTGATGTAGAAGAAGTTTTTAAACGGATTACGTCAGCAGGAGGTATATTTTATAACATGCAAGAAATCCAAGCCGAGACATTGGCAGGTATGATTTCCAATCTTAAAGATAACTTTGATGTTATGTTTAATGAGATAGGAAAGGCTAATGATGGAGTTTTGAAAGGATTTATAAATATATTAAATACTGTAGTTGCACAATGGAGAGATTTTGCAATAGCATTAAATACCGCAGGCACAGTTTTTGTTACATATTCTATAAAAGCTGCAATAGCAGCAGCAGCGAATAGAAAGATTGGCGTATCGGCAGCCGAAGCAATGATAGCACAAGGTGGATTAACTAAAGCTATTGGGTATACTACAAATGCTCTAATAAAATCATTTAATTTTGTAAAGGCAAACCCGTGGATTATTTTAGCTACAGCTATTGCAGGAACTATCTTCTATCTAAAAGATTTAACAGAAAGGCTTGACGAAACTCGTGCTACATACGATGTTTTAAATAATCAAATAGATACTCAAAAAAACAATCTTGAATCTTTAACAAATAAAATAGAGAAGCAAGTTAAGGCACAAGAAGATGCAGAATCTTCTTTATCAAACGTAAAGAAGGGGACACAAGAATATAAAGAAGCCGAACAAAAAGCTAATGAAGAAAGAGAAAAAACGCAGAAACTTTTAAATATACTAAAAACACAATATCCCGAAGTATACGCAAAGGTAATGCAGAATAAAGAAGGTATAAAATCATTAGCATCTGAACAAAAAAAATACAATGATGAACTTGAAAGAACTTCTGTATTAAATAAATTAATGCAAGCAGATGTTCCATTAATTGGCGAATCCTTTAAAGAACAAGCAGAAGCTTATACAACGTCATTAGATAAACAGAAAAAAGCCTCTACTGATTTAAAAAACACATATAAAGCTTTAACTTCTGAATTAAATTATCTTTTTAAGACTGATAGTAAAATTCCTGATTATTTAAAACAAAATGCTCAATTAGTTATAAATAGCAATGATAATATTGAGAAAAAAACTAAACTTTTAATATCTTATTCAGAGGCTATATCTCGACATACATCTACTTCTAATCGTACATTAAATACACTTAGAAAAAATGCAGAAGATTCTTTAAATAGCTTAGAAGATGCTAATGAAAATAGAGTAGTTCAAATGCAGGAGATGAACAAAAGTTATGTTTCTTTAAGAGATAACGCTCTTAAAGAAGCAAATATTACATTAGCTGAATTTAAAGCTTTATCAAAAGAACAACAAGAAGATTTAGGGAAGAGAATGGCAACATTTATAAAATCTTCTGCCGGGGCGGAAAGCAATTTTGCACGCTTTTTTTTAAAAAATAGAATAAAACAAGATTTAGGTATTAGCATTTCTTATGACGAAAAGGAAGTCGAGAAAGAAATGACCGACCTGCAAAAAAAACTATCTGAATATGTAAATGAATATAATAATAAGCCTGAAATAAAAGGGAAAAACGCTTTAAAATTACCAATTGTTACAGCAGAAACAGATGTAGAAGAATATAGAGATAAAATTTTTGCAGCTGGTAAAGCCTTAATTGAAGCAGCGCAGGAAAATGCCAATTCAGTTGAGAATCTTGCACCTCATATAGACAAGAATCAAAAAGTCGCAATTCAGTTAGCAAAATCAGCTGGGGAGGCTCAACAAGCTCTAGCTAAACTTTTTGGATATACGGATAAGAAAGGCGAAAAAGCCGGAGAGACAGCCTATGAACGTAAGATAAAGGCTCAATTAGACTTATTGAAAAAAATGCAATCTCAATATGAGAAGCTAAGACAGACAATGGGAGAAGAAGATGCTACAAGCACTATAACTTCATCTTTTGGAACAGCTTATCAAAAATTATTCAATAAGCCATTAAAACTAAAATTTGATAAGGCTTCGATAGCTAATGAGATGGAGTCCATTTCTAATACTATTAGTGGTAAATCAGCGGAAGCATTAAAGAGAAGTTGGCAAAATACCATTGGTGAATTACGTTCAGAAATTACAGTTTCAGCGACTCTTGATAATATCAGTGAATTTGAACGTCAAATGGACTCAATGTTTAATAGCTATCAACTGTATATCGAATTGGAGGCTAAAGGTGTTCCTAAAGATCTGATTCAAAATCTGTTTGGCATTGATGTAACTACGTTGGACGATATAGCTAGAGCGTTAGAGGAAAAATATCCCGATGTTACAAAATTAGGAGAAAAAGAACTTGATTCTTATTTCAAGATACAGAAAAAAATAACTGATAATCAAAAGAACGAACTTAAAAGACGTTCTGATTTATTGTATAATTATTTAGAACAATCTGTAGACAAGGTTAAACAAGTACAAAATTCAGGAGCACTGGAAATCAGCTTTGCCACAGATTTCTTTAATAAAGGAAGCTTGAATGCCGAACAATATGCGACAGTCGTTAAAAATGTCACAGAGAAAGTAAATAAGGAAGTTAGCAAGATTAATACAGATAAGTTCAAAGAAACTCCTGAATATATTCAAGCTATGGGGGACTTATCCGCTTATTCTGCTTCTCAATTAGAAGTAATGATAGCTAGAATGCAGGAGCTTATAAACTCTTCTGCCGGAAATCTAAATGCATCAGATTTGAAAGTATATACAGATTTGATAGATAAGATACAAGACAGATTAAAGCAGATTAAATCTCCGTTTAGTAAAAATGCTTTTGCAGAATTTAGAGAACTAAAAAGACTACAAGCGGAATTTAATGCAGAAACAGAAAGATATAATCAACTGTTGAGAGAGCAGAAAATTGCTAAAGATAGACTTGAAAGCGCAAAAACAGAAGCCGAACAAGCTAGAGGTAGAGTTGGAATAGATGCGTCCGCAAAAGATGACCTTATAGCAGCTACAGAGAGTTTGCAAGATGCTAATAGTGCTTTAAATAATTCTAATGATAAATTGAACATTTCACAAGGTAAACTGTCTAACATATCCGGTAAAATGGGACAGATACAGGGTGGAATGAGTGCAGCCATGTCAATGATTGACAAGATAGTTACAGGAATATATCAATCTATCAACGCTACCATTGACATAATGAATCAATTTAAAGAACTTCAAGAATCACAAGGCGTTGATACGTCCAAAGGAGGATGGAGAGAAGCGGCACAAGCAGGAGAATTATTGGGTAATGTAAACGAAAAAGTTATGTCCTCTTGGAATAATTTCAAGAGTGGTAATATTGCCGGAGCAGTAGCCGATGCGGTTGGCTCTATAACATCTATTTTCACAACATTAAATAAGCAACATGATGCTAGAAGAGAGCAAACCATTCAAAAGGAAATAAAGCAAGTAGAAAAGCTTCAAAAGGCTTATCAAAGATTAGGTAATGCAATAGAAAATGCATATACTATTGATACTCTGAATATGAGTACTGAAAATGCTCAACGTAATATTCAAGACCAAATAAAGAGTTATCAAAATATGATAGCTGCCGAAGAAGATAAGAAAGATACAGATTGGGATAGAATAGATGAATGGAAAGAAGCTATAATTGATTTGCAAGAACAGGCAGATCAACTTAGGAGTCAGAAACTTAATGAATTAGGAGGTTTTGGTAGCGGAGCAGACATGAAATCTGCCGCAGAAGAATTTGCATCTGCTTGGCTAGAAGCCTATAAAGAAACAGGCGATGGATTAACAGCATTAGAAGATAAATGGGATGAATATATCAATAATGTAATTATGAAACAGTTGGCTCTAAGAGGAATAGAAAAATTCTTAGAACCGATAATGACGAATTTAAATAATATGATTGGTTCTGATTCATATTTATCTAATGATGAATTAGAAGCGTTGCAGAAACAAATTGAGGAAACGATGCCTGCTTTAAATGAGTATTTCAAAACAATATCAGAGAATTTCGGTGTACCAATTACTGGTGGAGAGGACAATGGCTCTACTCTTAACAAAGGTATTCAAGGTGTGACGGAAGAAACCGCTAATGTTATTGAAGCTTATCTTAATTCAATGAGATATTTTGTCGCAGACACCAATATGGTTATCAACAATTTCTTTGCTGCATTTACTAGCTTAGACCCATTGCAGAACCCAATGTACAGTGAGCTTGCAAATCAAACTAAACTTTTGAGAAGCATAGATGATAGATTGGCAAGTGTTATTACATACAGTGGCGATCATCCTAATGGTGGGGCGTCAATTAAGGTATTAACTTAATATTGTTTTCAGGAAAGAGTAGCCGGATTAATTTCCGGCTTTCTTATACCCCAATGATGTTAGTAATTTTCGTATGCCTTCTATTCCTTTTTGATATACAATAGTCTTAAAGTTTATACATATATCTCCATTAGGTTTGGTAAATTGAGTTTCTATAACTCTAAACCAACATGAATCTACATAACGCTGCATCGGCTGATTATTCCCTTGAAGAATTTTATTATCTCTCAAGATTTCAAAAAGTTTATTTCTTCCAATCCCCATATTAAGAACTTTTGCCACAGTAGCCATATCGCAGGCGTCTTTACTATCAGTTACTTGGTCAAAGAACTCTTCTTTTGGTTTCATTTCTTCAATACGAGCTTGCTGTTTTTCCAATTGTTCGGCTTGTTCAGCAGCTAATCTTAGAGCTTCGGCAAAAGTTTGGGGCAATTTAGGCAGCTCTTGTTTCTTTTCTAATTCAAGTTCTTCCCAACGATTAATAATTCTTTCTCGGAGTAATGCGTCATATCCAGATGCTAATATAAGACAGCCTTTCTTAGTAAGAAAATAGCATGGTCTATTTTGACCGTTAGCATCTGAATATGAACCCAATCCAAAATTGGATTCGGCAACTCCTTGCTCTAAAATATTGCGTATATCACGCATTACATGAGAATGTTGTTTCCCTGTTAGTTCGGCAATTTCTAACGAACTCATTGTTTCTTTTGCGTTTATAGTATCGCCTACTTTCATAATATCTGTCATATCCTAAAAGAAATCGGGAAGTAGAGCCACCACGCATCTAAATCCCGATTATATATAGTTTTAAACTATAGAGCCATATTAGTTGTCAGTGGTGGTTGACGCTACAAATATACTATAATTTTTCTCTATTCCAAAACTTATCTAAGTCTTTTGGTAGAATTGGTTCTATTTTTTTTAGTAAATCTTCATAAATAGAAGTGTATACCTTGTGAAATTTCAATCCATTCTTTATTTTGGCACACATTTTTTTTATAGATCGAGGTTGTCTTGGATATACTTTACTAATTGTCAATGGAGACATTTCCAACTTATAATGTAATATATAAAAAAGGAAAGCTCTAGCCGATACGACATTTTCCATCCTTTCTTTATTTACAAGTTCTTGTTCTGTCACTCCAAAATGAGTGCAGACTATTTTCTCAATCTCATCTATTTTCTTTGCTACATCAAGTTCTAAAGTCATAGTGTACTATTATGGACACAAATGTACTAATTAGTACACTACCTTCCAAATATATTCGGGAATATTTGATAATACGTTGATAAATAACATAATACAAGCACTAAAATATTGTATAGTATATCTTGTAGATAGTTTATAGATTTATTATGTAAAATTTAAATACTATATATGGATTTTTGTATATATTCTAATATTAAAAAACAAGTATGTGAAACAACTGGCATATCACCCAGTGAAATATTTTCTTCTAACAATGAAGAAGTCGTTGATGCACGATATTTATTAATCCATTTATTATGTGATAAATTTACAGATAAAGAAATTTCAAATATGACAGGTGTTAGTAAATCTTTAGCAAATAAGATACGAAATACAATCAATGTTAAAAATAAGAAATATTCGTTTCGATGTAAATTAAAAGAAATTAAAGAAAAACTAGGCGATGATAAATAATATAATTATATTTGCAACGGAGATAGTTGGGAGTAGCTACCCAATGATAAGGAAGTTCCCAAATCTTCTTTCTCCTTCTTCTACTACTATTTGGGATAAATCAAAATTGGTAAATATGGAAAATGAAGAATGGAAAGATGTAGTTGGATATGAAGGACTATATCAAGTAAGTAATTTAGGTAATGTTCGTATGTTAGAACATTATACACCTTATGTTAAGGGTTCAGTAATGAAAATACCCGCCAAGAATCTATATATAGGTTGGAGTAATGGTTATCGTACAGTATGGTTATGTAAAAATAAGATTCGCAAACTAAAGAAAGTCCATCGTTTAGTAGCCGAAGCATTTATACCTAATCCAGAAAACAAGCCTTGTATAGACCATATTAATACTATTCGTCATGATAATAGAATTGAAAATCTCCGTTGGGCTACATATAAAGAAAATGGGAACAATGAAATTACTAAAATAAATCTTTCTAATTCTCAAAAGGGGAAGCCAACAAATTATCAATAGCATTCAATCTGGAAATTGTCAGATTGCACAGGCTATTGCAGATTGTTGCTGCAAGACACAGAATGCTATTACTACGCAAGGTTATGAAAATCAGTTGTCTATTTGCAATCAGACCAATACATTGGTTAACACTGCAAATCAGAACACTTTGGCTTTACGTGATGGAGCAACTGCTAATACGCAAGCTATCTTATCTAAATTGGATGCTATGCAGAATCAGAACTTGCTTGATAAAATTGATAAGCTTCGTGAAGATAAGAGTACTTTGCTTGCTCAAATTTCTAACGATGCACAGACAAGAAATATCCAAGCTTTCCAAGCTCAAACTATTGCGCCTGTAAATGCTGCTCTTAGTGATTTAAGTGCTCGATTGGCTAAAATTGAATGCCGTCAACCGGAAACGGTAACAATTCCTTACATTCCGGCGATGGGTAGTATGATTCCAGTTAATTATAGCGTGCCTGTAAATGTGAATGCGACACCTTATAGTAACTGCGGCTGCTAAGTATTGGTTTTAGATAAAGCGTTCTTTGACATGTTGGTAATAATTTCGTAATCGGATAGCGTTTTCCAAATAAATCCTTTATAATGGTTTATAAATCCGTTGCAACACAGAGAGATTTTACTTTGAGAATATCCTTCTCTTTGGGCTTCTGCCATAGAAGGATATACCTTAACTAAAATGTTATCTTTTAATTGAACAACAGGTATGCTTTTAGAGGTGTTAAATTTCCCGATTTTAGAAAGAGAATTCCTTTTCCTAGTTATTGGATTATTTACATTTTCAGTATGACTGCACCATTTTAGGTTTTCAACGTTGTTGTTTAATGGATTGCCATCTAGATGGTCTATTTCAAAACTGCTATTTGTGTTAGGTAAAAAAGACTTAGCTACTATTGTAGCAACAGTTACAGTTTTCTTTATATTATTTTTCCATAATGAAACAGTATATAAAGAATAACTCTCTTTTAATTTCCTAATAGTCGGTTTTAGTATTCTTTGTTTTGTCGATTTAATTCCATATCTGTTTTTTACATTACGAGATAAGGAGGCAATTCTTCCAAATGAAGATACCATATAAAGCCCTTCATATCCGATTACGTCACACCAAATTTCTCCTTCGAGAGTTATACTCTCGATAAATTCTTTGTTATTCATTTGATTACCGAATTAAATGATACCGAAGATTTAAAAGAAAGGGAAGAGCTTCGGTTTACTCTTATCAACAAGTTAATTACTCTTGTCTATCCCGATACAAAGATAGTAAAAAATTTAAAGAAAGGAAAAATATTATGTATGGAAATCCTTTAAATCCTTTTGGTACTTACTGGTGGACGGGTGGTCTCGGTTCATCTATTCCGACAAGACAACGTTCTTGTTTGAAACAACTCTGTATATTTGAGTTGCCGACAACAAACGTAGCCTTATCAGAGACGAGTGTAGACTATGGGATTGATAAATGTCTGTATAATCAGCTTCCTTGTGAATGTTATGTGACTGTGCAAGTTAATCAAGCAGTTCCAACAGGTGGTGAAGCACTGCCTGTAACGATTGCTATTCCAACGTCCAATAATAGTACAAATGTAGGGAGTTCTTCTTCTAATAATGGTGAAAGTAAAGTAAATGTTATAGACCATAACAGTTCAAATGTTATTGGTTCTGATATAACAAACTCAAAAGAAGTATTTGCTTTTATCAATAAAAGAGAAGGGATTATACGTTTTGTCAATTTTCAGACAGGCGGAACAACCCCTGCACCTACATCAGTAGCAAGTAAGTGAATCTATAGACGGGAGTAAAATCCCGTCTATGTAAAACAAATTAAAAGTTTATTATATGTTTTCATCAAGTAGACAAGGTGGTTTTATATATGTTCTTTCTAAAGGAGAAAGACCAACAGTTAAGATAGGGCAGATTGAATCTGTAAGTTCACCTGTCCCTAAATATCCTACTTATAATCCGTCAATACCTTATAGTCCTCAACCAGAAATGCTTATTGACATTAAGGTAAGATGTGGCGAGGAAGTTTTAGACTTTCAAAAATTACCAGCAAATGGTGAAATGTTCGCTTATCCAAATGTGATTGTTTCCGAAAAGAAGGAGGCTATCATTTCGGAAGTTGAAGCAATGATACAAACTAGTAAGCAAATTGTAGAAAGCGTTCCATATCATAAGTCTGTTATAGAATCTTGTGATAGTATTTTAAAAGAACTAAATCCTCAATTTGCTAAAGAGAAGCAACAAGAAGATAGGATTAATTCATTGGAACAGGAGGTTAAATCCGTAAAAGATGGATTGGGAGATATAAAATCTCTTTTGATAGAAATGAATACGTCTAATAAACCCAAAACAACAAATTCTAAATAATAATATTATGGGAATGATTGAAATAATGGAAGGCGAAAGAAAAGGCGGATTAGGAAAAGCCTTTAAGGACTTCAAAGAGAGTCTTGAATGCCTAAAAGAAGATTTCGAAACCCTTTGGGACGAAATGGAATCAATGGGAGAACGTAGCGGACAAGGCGGTTCTTATGGTGGTGGTAGTCGTGGTGGTTCTTACGGGAATAGATACGATGAATACGATGATGAAGAAATGATGGGAGAACGCAGAGGTGTAAGAGGCTCTGGTCGTGGTCGTCGTCGTCGCTAATACAAACTAAGGGGGATATAATAGTCCCCCTTTAATACTAAAAGATATGAAAAAAGGAGCAAGCTTTGATTTATATGATAATATCCCGGAAGATATGCGGATTTATCTACAAAATTATGGGTTTAATTTTAGTGAGAAAATGGCAGAATTTGCTATTTCTAAAATGAAAGATAAAGATGATAATCCATACATTCCTGTGCCAAAAGAAAAAGTAAAAGAGCTATTAACCAGATATGGTGTCACATTAGAATTAGACAATGGCTCTAATAGTTGGTATGTATGTAACATGCTTAAAAGTGATAACTGGGGTAGTTCTATTTCCGATGAGCAGCATTTGGCATTAGCAATTAAAGATTATATAGATGACAAAGATGCAGGAGTTGGTACAGAAAAGCCTTTCAGATATTTTTTCGCTTTATGTATGGGTAATGGTACAGCATTAAATTGGAGAGAAATGCTTTAATTTTAGGCACTTAAAATGTGCCTTTTTTAATGTTATGGAAATAAAAACAATATATTTATCTAAATACGATTGGACTGTCACTATCTTTTATGATTATACTTGCAAATATTTTGAAGATGTAATAGAGGAATTAGAATATATCGAATGTGGAGAAGAGTCTCTTAAAAGAGCTTATAAAAATCTAACTACATGTGGATATAATAATGGACTTACATTTTCTAATCACTTAGCGCATAAAAGTGTAATTGTTATAGGTAGAACGAGCAGTGCAAAAGAGTTTGAAAAAACTTGGTCTCATGAATCAGGACACTTAGCAGACCATATATGCCTTACTTATGATATAAGCCCTCATGGTGAGGAAATACAATATTTAGGTGATTACATCATAGATAAGACATGGGATTCGGCAAAGAAATATTTATGTGATTGTTGTAGAATAAAGAAATGATAATATGAAAAACAAAGATTTCAAGAAAGCATTACAGAGTGATAAACCTATTAACTCTATGTTTGCACTTATTCCCGAAAAGCAAAAGAAGTCTTTTATGAAATTTGCTAAGCAATTTGGATTTACAGAAGAGAAAATAGAGCAACTTTTGAAGTCTGAAAAATGATAGCCTATGAAAACAAAAAGAGTAAAATATGATGCTGTCAAATTGGCAATCATACGTAAGAATTACATGATTAATGAGGCAATCAATGATTTAGTGAGAGATTTACCTCATTGTGATTTTGAGAAATTAAGATTTCAACTTACAAATGAAATTATGGAGTTGCAATTACTAAAAAGCGAAGGGGCTAAATAGCCCCTCTTCTCTAAAGTTTCAATACTTGTTTTCTTTGTCTTGATGATGAATAAGATACATGAATCCATGACATTTTTTTTTCATCAATTAATTGGTCAAATGGTAAATTTAACTTTTGAATTAATTCAAATAATTTTTTATTTTCTTCTACTGAACCAACGTCTAAATCTGCTGCTTCTCCCTTTTGATGTTGGCTTGTAGGAACTCCACCTACTTCTTTATTTAATTCTACATTTCTGAAACCACTACTAACAATAATAGGTTTACCATACGCTTCTCTTAAAGGGTCTAAGACTTTATTAATCAACGCCTCTAAGTTTCGTTTTTGCTCATCATTAGGAATATTTTTTATCCCTTTTGCATCGGCTGTATTTGACCGACATAATTCTTCAATGCTAAAATACTTCCCCATGTTTAATCTTTATTTTCATTACGTGTGTTATATTTCTTCAATGCAAGTTCGCTTATATTATTATCTTTGATATATTGATTGCGTCTTTTTAGAGCATCTTCTAATGTTCTAAACATGCCGACATCAATACTTTTAGCACCGTAATATACACGAACCTTATACCTTATCGGGTTTTTAAGACGAGGTATTATTTTGCGGTATATCCATTTATGTCCAGTATTACTCATTTCTTAAACAACAAATTTAATTCTTCAACACTAGCCTTATGATAATTATCTGTATCATTATCTTTGGGTAGATACAAAAATTCGATTCCTGATAATCCTCCTTCTAATTCGTTATCATGATATATACCCCAATCTCCTTTATTGTTAGTAAAGACTTGTCTGTCATCGGTATCATCTCGGAGTGCAGCAATAAAATAGAATAAGTTTTCATTTTCACCGCAATCAATATCATTTTCTTCCCTTTCTGATAAAAAACGTTTCAATTCGTCCTCTAATGAAAGATTATAACACTCATCAGCATAACCAATGCCATGAATAGATTGGGTAGGAATACATATATGAATCCATACAGCTCTATCAAAATAACAGCAAGGACAAATATGATAACCAAGTTCCTTTAGTTTATCTAATATTTTCTTGTTGTTTGCTCTTAAAAAAGCTTTTTGAATAAATCCCATATCTATTTCCTCCCTGTACTACCTATTCCGTTTAAACCTCTTTCTTTTTCATTTAGCTTTTCAACTTCTACAAAGTCTATTTTAGGAGTTAACCCAATCTTCAACTGGGCTACTCTATCCCCTACTGAATATCGTTGTAAATTTGTTAATACGTGATAGAAAATAGCGCATATCTCATTAGTATAACCTTCATCCACTGTACCGACAGAGTTAGTCATAATCATCCCTGTCTTCCAAATACTGCTTCTTGGTCTTATATCAATGGATAATACATATCCGCCTTTCCGCATAGTCTTAATATAGTCTTCATCTATTTGGAAAGCTAATCCCAGTCCGTACTTATACACATTTGGTGCTATCTCTTCGCATGAAGTAGCATATAGGTCATAACAAAAATCGTCATCGTAATGTTTTACTGGAATCTTTGCATTTGGATGCGTTTTCTTAAATTTTACTTTCATCTTCTTTATCGTTTAATTGTTGAGCCTTTATTATACATTCACCAATAATGTTTGGGTTTTGATATGCGTCTACTAGATTCTTATATGCTTCTACACATTCATAGCTATCATTGTAGTTTATATCTTCCGCTTTTCTAAACACCCACTTTACAAGGTTATTTATTATATCCAACAACTCTTGCTGTTTGTAGTGCCTCAAAGCAATAGAATCCTCTGCAAATTTAATACATTCTTTTATTCTATTCGATATTTCGATAATAGAAAGTTTCGTCATTGAGCGTGCTAGTTCTACTAATGATGCAAAATACGGATTTTCGACACCTTTAATAGTCGATAGATAATCCTCTAATGCTTGACGATATTTAAGTAAAAGTGGCTGTGTGTAAAGGTCTAAGTTATCATTAAAGTCAACATAAACTGTTCCACTGGAAATAGTCAGGTTATTAACTTCCTTTTGATACCAATTTACCCTTTTCTTTGCGGCATAAAATAGTTTCTTGGTTTCTTTATCTTTATTTTTAATTGATGGTTCAATATCCAAAACGCAACAGTTGCACATTTCATTGAGAGCCATTACCTGATAAACACTTACTAGCAATATTTGGTTAGGCTTCATTGGTACTTCCTCTGGCTCTTCAAACTCTTCGGGATGCGCTTCTTCATACGATTTTCCAAATAAATAGAAATCAAGAGATGTTGGGTCATTAGGACAAATTTCTTTAGCCCACTCGGTTGCTTCTATGACTGTTTTCATGTCATTACTCTTTCTCTTGATTGCTCCGATTTCTCTTAGGGTATTAAGGGAATGAACATCAAGCGGAAGAAGAAGTTTTGATTGGTCTAATGACTTCCATATTCCTACATCTATTGGACTATTTTTGCGACCCAACCATCTTAGCATTAAATTAAGTCGTTTACAACACGATTTGGTATTTTGGGGTATTCCATTGCATCCAATAAAAATAGCCGTTAAAACCTCAATATGTGAGGTAAATTCATTATTATTCATTGCATCAATTATGCAATCTTCAAGTGAATCAAATTTTTCATATATCTGTCTTAGAAAATAACAAATATTTGAAAAGTCAAACTTTTTGAGTATTCTATACCAACAACCATCATCTCCAATGTGTACTGGATATTTTTTAGACATAATCCATTGGTATGGTGAATCTCCCATAATAGCCAATGTCTTTTCGCAAGCTTTATAGATTTGTTGACGGTTGCCGAAAGCTAGGATAGAACAGATTACTGCTGCGACTTCAATGTCTCGCTTGTCTTTATACTTCCAAAGGAAAGAAACAGGGTCTTTCTCGAAGTATTTTCGATCTTCATATTTCTTTGATAGTTCTATTATTTCTTGATTATTCATACGGATCTTAATATAACAATTAGACTTATGATGATAGATATTAGACTTATTATGTTTGGGATAAGCCATCGTAAATCATCTTTTTTCATATCCCTTATTTTCTAAAATAATAATATGGCTATGTCCTTCCCCTGCTGACCAACTTTCTCCTTTGATAACAGTGTAATCTTTAAGAGAGTTTTCTGCGCATTTAACAAAGTCATCGACTCCATCAAAGATTAATGGTTCTTTATTCTCTATTTTTTTCTTTGGTCTATTTAAGAACTTATAAGTTTTATTTCCAAGATAAGTTAAGATACGACCGATAAACAGTCCTATAATGAATGCCAAAAAGTTTCCTATTGTCATATTACTATAATGATTTTAGAAGTTCCTCTTTTGTAGAAAACAAATGCTTTTCAGATAACCATATACTATTTTCATCAAACATATATTGGACATACTTGTGATATACGTCTATGTTTATATTTTCAACTTTCTTTAATACACAGATATTGTCATACATAAACCAAACCATATCTCCAATATCGTATTTTGTACTTATTGTCATAAAGCTACATTTTTAACTGATTAATAATATCTTTTATTTCTTCCGAATTGATATGACCTCTCCCTTTTGGTTGAAGGAGCATATCTGCAAACAAGTCGGCTACAACGTTATTGATAAATTCTTGAAGTAAATGCTTGGCTAAATAATCATCATCGGTGATTTTTTCTATGTGTGATATTATCTTGGCAAGCATTTCGTTGTTTTCTTTCGTTAGCCGAAGAAGCTCATTTATCTGTTCATCACTCATGGCATTAATTCAGATAATTGTTCGTTGGTAAATTTGATAATTTCGGTTTCATATAGATCATAACCGGAATCATAAACTTTAACATTAATGAAATTTGGGTAAAAACTATTCGTAAAAGACTTGCATATTCGCCAAAAGAAGATTTAGCCTTTACTTCACTTTTAATATTATCCCAAATATAATCTTCAATGTCTAGTAGTCTTTCCTGTAAAACATGAGCTTCATTTACCAAAAGCTCTATTTCTTTCTCTTTCATAATCCTTAATTTATTCGTACATATTTCCCTGCAATATTACAAGTTCTTAATATATCGGCATTATCTTCACCGAAAGCTATTAGGATACTGCCGCAACCGGGCGAATCTCCACGAGTCCCATCCGGTCGAAAGAAGCGAATCCGGTTACGTAGAAATTTCATCGCTGTTGCCTTTTCGAATATGACATCCTGAAACATCTTTGAATCACAACGATTAAAGAGTAATGCAATTCCGTTTCCATGCTCCGCCATCCGTTTTATAAACTGTTCAATAAGCGGACGGGAATAAGGTGGATTTAGCCAGACACGACCTACCCAATCTTTAGTTAATCCGTCATGGTTCTTGTTGTACATTTGTGTAGCTGTTTGCCAAAGCGGTTTAACCGGAGCGCATGGATCTAAATCGAACTTTCCCAATGCGTCTATAATTTCTTTTGGCGTATACCATTCATCAGTGGTATTAGCCGATTTTTCAAAGGTTGTATTCATTGCTATTTACCTCCAATTATTTTATAATCGCAAACGTCATCTTTCAATATTAACCCATTGCTTTGAACGGTAGAATACAAATGGATTATAACCTGCGTATCATCTCTGTTGTCGATATAAACTTCTTGCCATAGCTTTGCTATTTGTTTCATTGTTTTTTCCAACTTGTCTTTGCCTATATCTCCATATCCGATCCATTGTTTTTGTTCTAACAAAGAGATATGTTCGTCTTTCGCCCAATGATAAGCAGATGCTTCTAATATATAAATATTTTTATTTTCCATTTTTTTCTTTAATTTGTTCCAAAGTTATTCTAATACCTTCTTGTAATCCTTTCGAATAGGCATCTTGTCTTTCTCCAAAATTCCAAAGTATATATGTAACAAGAAGTAGAATCATACATACTACTCTATGCCACATTGGTAGTTTGATACTAAATGGAGATAAATTTATCTCCATGTGTCCAACAAATGCAGCAACAAATACAACGCATACAATTATTATTATCAAATCTTTCATGGTTTCATTCAATTAAATTACTTGCTAAATAATCATCTTCTGACATTTCAAAGATACCTGTAATTACCACATCACTGTATTCTTTTGTAATTTCTATATAGTGTTCAACTTCCCGTATAGACAGATCACCCATAACAGTGTATAATTGTCTCCCATATACATATTCATTATGTTTGATAGCTATGTAAGGGAATAAAAAGAATCTTGTTTTATCTATTTTCATCTCCTATATATATTAATTGTTTTCCCCATAATTTGATTGTTTGCACCTTACCTTTTTTTATAAGATCATAAACCCATCTACTCTTAATCCCTTTCAAAATTGCGTATGTGTCAATAGTAACCCATTTGTCAGTATCTATCATCATAAGTTTTTTCTCCTTAAATATTCGCAAATTAAAGTTGCATCTACTTTGTTGTCATCAATATTACTACATCTATCGGTTCGTCTAAAATCCAATTCAGGGAAAAGACGTTTTGCGGCATTGATTGATGTTGCTTTAGTATTCACTTCTTTCTTGTTAATCTCTTTATTTTTGAGTTTTACTTTCTTATATGTTATTACCATATCACTGTTTTGCCAAAGGATCCCCTGCCATGTTTTGGGAGCAATCAAATGATAAGGTATTTTATGAGCTATAAGCAAAGCTTGTAATTTCCCATATATCTCTCCAAAAGAGAATGTGGCTTTTGCGCTACTACCAAATATAGCATGAACACATTCAAGTCCTGCTACTATGTTTGGATATTTAGACTTTAGATATTCAAGCATATCTGATATTTGGTAAAAATCATTATCCTTTAAACTCATGTGAGTCCATTCTCCATTTACTTGTATCGCAAGATAACCCAAAGCACCGGGGTCTATCCCTATGTAACATTTATTCTCCATATTTTTCTTTTAAACTTTTAAGTTCATTTGATACTTCCATATATTTAGAAAGTAAATCATCATAAGCTAATTTTAATCTTTTTCCTCTTAACCCTGAACCACTAAGATTTTCAGCGGCAGGTTTTAGACCTATTTGTTCATAATAAGCCATCATATATTCCTTTCTTTCATCTTTAGGTATATCTTTTAAATGGACTTGCATAATTTGAGGCTTTTTTGCCTTTTTTAATTGATAATTTAACTCTGCTATTTCAGATTGGAGCATTCCTATTTCAACCTTTGCAGCTTTATAATCTTTTAAAAGATACTTGAATAAAACCTCAATAGGTAAATCTTCTAAATCAATTTTATTATCATTCTTCATTCTTCATTTTTCTTTTTATCCATTATTTGCCATAACAAATTAACAGGTAATATATCCTTATTATACCCATTTTTTATTAATTCCATATTCTTTGCTAAATCCCTAGAATCAATAGGGAAATAATAGTATATAGAATTTTTATTTTCCGCTTCTATTGTCATATCTATTAAAGATTGTAGATAGTCTCTAAGTTTAAAGTAATTAGGATTTGCCATTTAAAATTCCTCCCTTTTTAGTTCTACAGTGATACCGCTATCTGTCTCTTCAAATATTCTCTCACCAAACTTTTTTTCATCGCTATTTTGATTACTTAGATGAAGCCCTATGACTGTCTTTAAATTACGAGACTTATGTCTTTTAATAACTTCAATAGCCTGTTCCAATGATAAGTGATTTTCAGATGCACTAGACGACCATTCATCATGTATCGCATTATCTACAATCACATCATTACTGTAATTAGTTTCAATCATTAAAACATTTACATCTTTCACCTTATATTTAAAATAAGAACAATCAGTTATAAACAAGACTCTCATTCCATCAGGGCAATCTATTATATATGAATAACATTGTGCATTATGAGGAACTTCAAGACATTGTACTTCAAAACCTCCAATACGATATTTAGTTTTAATAGAAAGTTCAACTACGTCAGGAAATATAGACTTTGTTTCCTTATTTGAATAAACGGATATTGCTCTTAATATTAAATTAGGAATATCTAAAGAATGGTCTGAATGACTTCATCGGTGGCTGACTAAACAGCCAACCACCCTACCTCCTTTCCAATTTATAGCCGGAAGTATCTTATTTTTAAAAGATACACCTGCTTCAATTAAAAGGATTTCGTTATTACATTCAAGGATATAGCTATTGCCTTTACTGCTACTTCCCGCTATTTTCAGATATGCCATAAGCCCATTTTAATATTTCTTCTGCCTTTTCATAAGCCTCTTTATCAAGCACTGTTCCTGTATAACCTGACTTTTTACCATATTTATAGCCTAATTCCAATGCCTTTAATTTATTGGCAACTAATTGGTCTGAAGTGTTAATGATTACGCTTCCTGCAACTTTCTTTTCCATAATTAATCCTCCTTCATTAAATAAAGTAATTCTTCAAATATTTGGTAATCCAATAGGCTTGAATCACATATTCCCATAATACTTTCAATTTTATATATTAAACTCCCTATTACATCTTCATCTGTTAAAACTTGGGAAGGCTCTTGAATATGATTATTCAATTCATCTATAATATCATCAACTGTATCAATAGTAAACTGTCGATACTTACCCATATCATAATATAGTTTCGATTCTATATCTTCTACCTTACTTAATAACTCCTTTGCCGTCATATCATTCTTCTTTTAATCCAAAATAACTCCAATCACAATTTCTATTTTTCAATACGTCTATAAGTTCGCTGTCGTCAAGATAGTCAAGGGCTATATCGCAAAACTTTCCTTTTTCACTAGGAGAAAGATTATTAAATATTTCTTCAATATCTATACTAACTGTTACATCTACGTTCATGGTTGTATCTTTTTAAAATTAAAAAGTCCCATCCGAATAGGTATTACTTCCTAAACAAAATGGGACTAAGTTGATTTATTTACAAAATATCTGCTCCATCATTTATCCAATTAGGATACATTTCTTCCCATGAAGAATCTATTTCATATTCATCATCCATGATTAAAACGGGCGTGCTTTAACTTGTTTTTTCTTTTCTTCCTTGATAGTTTCCGGTTCACCTGCACTTGCATTTGCACCACTAAGCTCTTCTTTATTATTCAATGTGGACGCATCTACAGTTTCCGTTACTTCTTCGTATTCTACAACTTCACCGACTTGTTCAGTACCTAGTTGTCTTGATGCATCAATATCTATTCCTAAATCCTCTTCTAGTGAACTTATAGGAGAACCATTTGAAATGTCTGTATTAACCATCATTTTACAAGCTTTACGTAATAGTGTTCTTTTTACCATTTCTTCTGGAAATTTTTTTGCTACAAGTCCACCATTTGAACTTTGCGCCCATGACCTCTGAATAGATGCCATAGTCATAATAACTAAATCTTTCTTCCCGTTAGGATAATAAGCCCAAGTATATGCCCCAATTATTGGTTTATCCAAATTATCAAACGATGTCTCATGTTTCACAACTTTTGTCTCTCCTGTTTCAACATCATTTTCCATAATGAATTTATCTCCTTCACGAATAATTTTCACAATAGGAACATAATCAGGAACAGCCCTTTTAGCTCTTGTTACTGAACCAAAATACGATTCTTGTGCAGTAAGATTTTCACCATAAGGAATAAAATACATTTGCCCTTTACTAGCATCCAAGGATTTACTTAACATATTAAATAAAGCACGAGCAATGCTACTGTCTGAACAAGATTCAAGAACTAATTTACCATTTTTATCCTTCATGTCTTGAAGGATAAGCATAGATGACCTAAGTGCATTAATAGGATTAAAGTCTTTTGCAAATTGCATTCCTGCTTTTTCTAATCCTTCAACTTTTTTTGTTACACTGCTGACTATATTTTCAGCCAATACAGCTAATTCTTTTTTATCTGCCATTTTTATATTTAAATTTATATTGGTTTACTCTTTCCCTTTTCCCTTGGCAACAAGTAGTAATAGCTCCACTACTAACATTTAATTCTATACTAGCATCCTTTATAGACTTATATTCTTTTATAAAATTATTTTCTAAATCAAAACAGAAAACAGGAACTAATGTTGTATTTACATATCGAGGAATAGACATTTTACCATCCGCAAATTTCCAAAGATAACCATTTACTGTTTTTACCCTTTTTTCATTGTTGCACATATCAGAGATTCCCTTCTTGTCATATCCATTTCTTCCAGCTTCACATATTGATTCCCATTCTTTAATAAATTCTCCATCAAGAGTAAATTGATATATCTTTTTACTGTAAGTAGAATTATTAATTTGCGCTTTAGATATTCTTTCATTTCTAGTACCATAATTGTTATTATAACTAGGTGAACACCACTCTAAATTTTCTACACAATTATTCCATTTATTTTCATCCTTATGGTTAATCTGTGTAAATTTGTTTGGGTTTGGAATGAAAGCATTTGAAACAAGTCTATGAACTTTATACATTTTCTTTTCTTTATCTATTGATAATTGAACGCATAAATATCCACGGATAAAACTTTGCTTGCTTATATGATCTTTTATTGTATAAGTTGAAATTTGCCCTGTTTTAGTATAAAAAGGTGCACTTTGTCGCTGTAAGGATTTCACTCTTCCTAAATTAGACACCTGATATAGTCCTTCATATCCAACTATATCCTTCCATTCTTCATTTGGTAAATTCCCCAAAGATAAATTTTGATATATTTCCATTTATACTGGTTTTAAATGATACTGATGATTAAGAATGAAGGGAAAGCCCACCAGTATAGCCTTTCATTGAAGGAGCTACCTTCAACTATCCCTTTCATTCCACAAATATAGCGATATTATTTGTTATATCCAACAATTTCTACATCAATTCCATTTCCTTTAAACTTCTGTAACACATCAGATGTTCAGAAAGGCAGTGTATCTGTATCATCTTGACTAGTTGATGCGTAATTCTGTTTCGGTTTAGATGATGGTGGTGGAGTTGGTTCGCTTTGCTGTTGTCTTGCTTCACTCTTCTTTTTTACACTCCATGCTTTTATAGATGTATACCAACGTCCATTAAATTCTCTGGATTCGATATTTACTCCAATGCTAACAACATCTCCAATTTTAATGTTCGCTTCTTTAATCTTGTCTGCTCCCAAAATAGTGAAACAAATATTTTTAGGATAGTTATCTTCTGTCTTTAACACAAAATCTTGGCTAACCCATTCACCTTTCTGTCCCATACCTCTATTTTCGGGGAGTATGGTAGTAATTTGACCTTCAATATATATTGCTTCCATTATTATTTGTTATTATATGGATAAACATCCATTATTTTACTATCAGATACACTTTCGATTCTATAATCAGCTATTGTACCTTTCATGTGTTCGTCTAAGTTTTTTACAGCTTGTCTTAAATCTGCTGCTTGCACAAGCATATTGGTTGTCGTAGTCTTTTCAGCCCCAGTCTTTTCGTCTAAGGTGATATATCCAAGTTTACACTTGAACCAAGTATCATCAGCTTCATTATCGCTTGGAACTACTTCTGCGTATTTTGTATCTACCACAGCTTTTATCGAAAAATCGCCACTGATAAAGGGAGACATCTCTTCTATTAATCTAGCTTCTGCTTCTGTCACAGATAAGGCATCAATTAGATATTTTTCTGTAACTTTTTTTTCTTTCCCGTTCTCCATTACTTTTTCGTATTTCAGAGAACCTAAAAACCATTTTTCCATAATAATGTTTTTTTAAAATGTGAATATATAAAACTAACAATCGCAATTTTTATTATCTACTTCTTCTTCTTCTCTTCGTTGATTAAACCGTTAAAGATTTCATCATGGCACTTATTTACGAGTCTACATAAGTATTCTCGAAGGTGTCTCCACTCCACCTCTACTCACTACTTGCATATAGCTTTCGTGAGATACTTTTCTTAAAATTCCTATCGCTCCGTTAAGGTCAGCATTCAGGATTTTCCCTGTACTGCTACGGTATAGACCTCTTTTTATTCGTTTACCCAAGTAACTATCATGGTGACACATCTCTTCTCCGGCATAGTGGTCAACTTTAGAAGTATAGCTTTCCTCTGTTATGACTACTCTTATTCCCACTTCTTCGGATTTATACTGTATCATGGATATAAGCTTTTCAAATGGTATGCTTACAAAGTTCTGATTGTTTCTCTTTCCCATATTGCAGTTTTGCTTCCAGTCTTTATTGTTTCCTATTACAATAGTACCGATATGATGTTCTATACAATAGTTTACAATAAAACGTGATGCTTTGTGCATATAGTCATTTACTTTACAATTTCTCTTTAATGTCAGCTTACCTATTCTATTACTCATACCTCTGTTCCCTATATAGCTCATGAGTAATGCTCTTTTCTTGTTAAAGTATTGGTTAATGGATTTCAACGGTCTGCCATTTACGATAAAACTATTGTGATTGAGTGAATCGTATGAAGTTACAAGATTGTTCAATCCTAAATCAATACTCAAATAAGAATCCGGATCTAGTCCGGTGGTTTCAACACTTTCCTTTTCATATACTACTTCTATTATGTGGCAACTACATTGAGGTATAATCCTCACTTAACGGTTGTATGTTCGCTTTCTTCGGGAAGTGGATGTATCCGTCCTTCAACTTGCATTGTTGCGAGGTAAATACTACCACATTTCTTCCTTTTTCTTTATGCTTATACTTTGGCAATCTTGGTCTACCATTTAGCTTATCCTTGCATTTACATAACTTAAAAAACGACTTCCAATTCTTGAATAGCAACTTAATTATCTGTTGACTAGTCTGCGCAGGCAATTCGATATAGTCAGCTTGTTTCTCTTTAGCAAGCATTGTAGTAACTTCATATTCAGACAAGATCTTCCCATTCTGCGTAAACTCCTGACGTATCAGATAATTCACGTAGTTGTACAAGTTCTTGGATAAAAAGCAAAGATTATCCAAATTCTTATTTCCAATGATAATATGTCGTTCTACTCGCTGCATACGCAAAGATAGTCAATTATGTGTTAAGTTGTATTTAAGTGCCCTTTCCATATTGTTATTTTTTTAACGCATCATCTATTGACACTCTGTTTTTTTTAACTTTTGTATATTCAGTGCTTCTTATTATATTTCCACACCAAGTATTAGTACTTTGTCCTAACATTTCAAGCTCTTTATTTTTTTTCTTGGAAGCTTTAGGGAGTAAGCCGTATACATAACCATACTGATTAGGTTTTTTCTCAACAGCTTTCAATGTCAGTATGTATTCCCCTTTCCTGTTCCTATATATTGTATTAAATCTTAGTGGGATAAAAATACCTTTTTCCTCCACCCCACCCACCTCATCATTAGTTATGATAACCCCATTCAGTTCAGATAGGGTTACATTTACACTTAAATTGTTATTCATTTTTTGTTTATATTTTCTTAAAGATACGTTTATACCACGGAAGATTATTGAAAGAAATGTATTTGAAGTATAATTCTTCATATCTTTTTTTCTCTGATTCTAGT